TGCCTTTAGCACCATCCTCAAGTACTTCATCATACTTTTGACATCTAACTATCTTATATGTATGAGAATCTTTCTGAAAATATACTTGTACCTTAGTACCCTTGTAATCTTTAGGCCTTACTTGCTTCCAAGTATTTACCTCAGAAACACCCTTTAGGTTTTTCCCATATATTGCCCATACCAAGGCAGAGAGAATAGTTGATTTCCCTTTCCCATTTGGTGCCTTGATAAGTATGGTACAAGTTGGGTTTAATTGTAGGTGTAAGGATTCTATTGAACAAAATCCTTCTGCCTCTAAGTTTAAGAACGTTAACATGACTCAGCCTTTTTAAGTGTTTCAATTAATAGATTAGTTTTAACCTCATCTTTAATACCTTTCTCTCTTAGGTATCTCTTTGCTAGAGACTTCTTAGAAAGTTGCTTAGTAATCTTATGTTTGTTATTAACTGGAGTACTAGCTTTTTGAGGGATTACCGTATAATAATTGCCATCATCCTTAATATCCTCTTCCCTTTCTACATCGATGAACTTTGGGAAATTTTTCAAAGGTACAAACTTCAGAGACAAATCTTCATAGATTTTCCAATACCCCAATTCACAATCTCTATCGGTTCTCCTTTGATGGTTAGGGGCTCCAATCATATAAACCTTCTTTGATAGTCTTTGTGGTTTGTGTATATGCCCACATAATACTAAATCGAACTTATTGAGAACATTCACATTTAAGTTTTCTACGGAATCTATTTCCCTACCATCTGTATCTTTTGCACCAGGATAATCGGTGTGTAGTAAAAGAATATTCTTTTTACTTTTATCTAATTCTAACTTCTTTAAGTATTCACTTAGACCCACGTTATTATCAATATAAGGAACCCCATATACCATAATATCTTTATGTGTAGAAGATAGTTGGGTTTTTTCATAATCTAATATCATGATACCATACTTCTCTACTTGATAAAGCCAGCTAAAGGGTTTAGTACCAACCTTACTTATTTTCTTAATATCATGATTTCCAGATATGGCATATATCCAAAATCCTTCGATTAGTTCGTTATAACATATCTCTGCCAATTCTTGGTCCATTGTTTCGGCCTTATGAAATAAGTCTCCACAAAATAATGCAGGACAGTTAAACCTTCTACATAATTTCCGTATAATCGACAAAACCCTGAAACTATTCAGGGTCCTGTGATTGTTCTCATTAAACTTAGCCCATAGATTTATATGTAAATCTGAAAAGGCTATTGCTATTACTTCTTTCCCCATATCCTATCTAAATGGTAATTGATTTGTTCCGTTCTCATACCTAAATCGAGCTCAGGTATACAAATAATGGGTATTTCCCAATTTGCAAGCAATTCCCCCATAAGAGATGATATCTGAACTTGGAAGAATCTGTTAAGTATTCTCTTACCATTATCTTCCATTGACCAATGCTTATAAGTATCTAGATTTAATGGTAAGAAGATTGCTACATCACATTGATCTTCCATTAAAGTCTTACATTGACAGAAAAAATGTTCCATTTCACATTCTGGTAAAGTTCTTGATTGCTTATACCAAAAATAAGCAGCCAAATCTGCATAACTCCTATCGGTTACGAAGTATTCTCTATCCTTGAATAACCTATTCCTTTTGTTCAGAAGTTGAAAATCTGCTTTATACATTGCCTCCGAACCGAGGGATAATATTTCATTATGTGATACCCCTTCAGTAGCAGGTAATAAATCTGACATACTACCAGAAATAAAAGGTATATCATATTTCTTAGCTACAGCTTGTGCTAAAGTAGTCTTCCCTATACCAGAGGGACCTACAAACATAATTCTCTTACTCATGATGTAATGCTTTAAATGGTTTTATAAATTCATTTGTCAAAAATGATGCTAAAGAGTATTCGATACAAAGTTCTTTGAATTTCTCATACTTAAACTTCTTCTTTGACTTAATTGGTAACTTATCCAATGGATTATGTCTTACAAACCAAAAAAGGTCGATTAACTGTTCATTCCTTTTCCATATTTGAAGATATTCTTTATTCTTACTCTGGGCAATAAACTTCTCAATTCTACCCTCATCAAGGATTTTTCTTGCCTTTACTGGGCCTATACCCGGGAACCCTGGTATATCATCGGAGGTATCTCCAACCATTGCAAGGTACTCTACCGTTTCATGAGAATGATAACCGAATAATTCTTTGCAATTATCCATCCTTATCATCTCATCTTTTCTCGGATTATATATCCTTAGGTTATTTGTAAGCAACTGATTAAAGTCCTTATCTGAAGATATGAGTATCATTTTCTCGGATTGGAATTTTTTAATTGCAAGGTATGCTAAGAAGTCATCCCCTTCATATACTGTGGATTTCTTTTTATCAAAAATATAATTAATTCTTAGCATACCCAGCATTTTCATTATAATTGCCTTTTGCTTTTGCAATGATTCGTAATCTACAGATATATTTTTTCTATGTCCCTTGTAATTGGGCAATAACTCCATCCTTACTGGTGAATGACCATTATCAAATGAAACATAAACCTCATCCGGTTCGAACCTTGTAAGATACATATGTAGAGATTTGAAAAATCCGAATATTGCCCCACTCGGTTTGCCATCGGTAGATTTAAGTTTTTCGAACTTATGAAAAGACTGATGGAGAATATTCTCTCCATCAATCAGTAATATTGTTTTCTTGCTCATCGTCCAAAATCTAATTCATAAAGTGAAACTTCTTGAATCTTTTCCTCTCCAAGATATACATCTAAATAATTCTCTGGTGGGCTATAAGCATCTAGATACCTAACCCTAGATTCCATTCTCAAATTTTTCTTAAGGTACTCTTTAATTACTTTCTCTATACCTTCTACCTCTTTCTTATTCATCGTCTTCCTCCTCCTCTTCTGAATCTGAATAGTTTTCATATTCTACACCATCGACTGGGAATAGATTTGTTTCTATTTTCTCCAGTTGTTTTTTAGTAGTACCTATGGTATTTACTCCAGCTTTCCGTAAAAGTTTTCTACGAAGTTCATCGTCTTCTTCCAAAAGCTTTTGGAATTTCTCTTCCCCTCTTGCAAGAGTTTTACCTTTCAATTTATACCCACCAGTAGTTTTTTCGATTACATCGGTATCTACCAATACATCTTCTAAAGCATAGCATCTGTCAAACCCGACTTCGTGGAATTTAGGATTGAAATATACAGGGCATTTGCTGATTGTAGGTCGAGGAGGCGCAACTTTATTTTTAATAAGTCTGATAGTGACAAGTTTCCCAGCTTTCCTTTCTTTCCCATTTTGTTTAATGGTAACAGACCTTCCTGAATAGAAAGCAGCTCTGATTGAAGCGTAGAACTTAAGTGCTGCACCTCCTGTAGTTGTTGTATTATCTTTTCCAAATCCGACATTCAAAGCAGTTCTTAATTGGTTAATATATATCTGAGATACTCCCAGTTTGTAGAATAATTCACTTCTGATACGGAAGTATTTATAAAGAGCCTTTGCTCTACCTCCCATCTCTGCCTTACCATCAACCATCTTAGCATCTATATTATCAGTACAGTCAGTAGCTGCAATGGAATCGATTACTAAGAGTATCGGTTCATTGTGAGTTAATTGAGAACGTAAATAAATTGCTAAGTCTGCTACTACGTCTGCAATATATTCAATACGGGTATCATTAACAATAGTTACTCTTGCAGGGTCTACTCCATTGATTTCAGCCCATGAATTCATCCAGGATTGTTCAGCATCTACCCATATCACATGACCTCCAAGTTGTTGAGTAGCATAAGCAAAGTTATAAGCCACTAAAGATTTACCAGAGGATTCCTCTCCAGCAATCTCAACGATTTTACCATAAGGAATACCCTTACCGAATAAGTAGTTCAAAGCAAAGAAAGTAGATGGTATATATAAATCGGTATCAGTTACTTCTGAAGCTAATTTAATCATACTCCCATATTTCTTTGCCATCTCATTTGCTGTTGGTACTTTTAAACCAACCTTAGATTTCTTTGCCATAATGTAATGTCTTTAAACTAAAGAAGGTGATAACCGAACGAATCCAATTACCACCTTCGAATGAAACCATATTACTAACCCTTAAATATCCGATTTGTATTTTCTTTTCTTTTTCTTAGGTTCATCATCTTCCATGTAATGGTCTTTGTGAACTCCCTTTTTCTTTTTCTTCTTTGACTTATCGTCATCATCGTCATCCCCATGGTCTTCATTTAGATACTGTGAAAGTAAATCTTCCAACTCATCATAGGATTTGATTTGAGAACGAACTATTCCCTCAAGGTCAATTGTACCTTGATATTTCTTGTCCAACTTAGTTGGTTTGCAAGCACGGGCAGAATAAGTGGTATCTAGTTTACCAGACCCGGAACGAATTACCTTGATATCGTATCCAGTTTTTGGATCTGTCATATCACCTGCCTCATCTTCATCAAGGTAAAGGTCAATGATATCCTGGTATACTGAGCGAGGAACTAAAACTCCCTTATCTTTGCCTTCGTAATCTACCTTACTACCCTTTTCATCTGAGTAAATGATACCACCGATGACATATCTTCTTCTTGGTACCAGGTTCTTGGCAAGTTCCTTGTCATCTTCATCCTTGGAGTTTTTCAATTCTTGGTATTTCTCCATGAATGGGCAAGGTTCATCAAAAGTAGCCGGAGATATAACTCCTCCCAAATTGCCACCCAGGTAGAATTGAATAATTTCGATACCCAATTCTTGGTCATCACCCGGAGATTTAATTCTCATCCTCAGAGTTCCCTCTTTTGGATATACTAACCCACTACCATTTCCCTTGGATTCTAGCTGTTTCTTTCTAGCTAGCATCTTTTCTTTTGTAGAAAGTCCCTCTGATGAAACTTTCTTTTTCTTCTTGTCTTCTATCATAATGATTAGTTTTAATTATTCGGTTCTGAGTAAACTACTTCGTTCATACTCAATACGGTAAGAACGTTTTTCTCTAAAAGTTGTTTGAGAGCAGGAGATAGTTTGTCCGTTTCGAATTCAAGTTCTTTACCTGCATACAAACCATAGGTAACTATTCTACCTACAGCAACCAATTCTCGGTAGGTTTTGTATTCTTCGGTAATTTCCCCACTCTTTACTACAACCCCTTTACGAGGAACTCCCTCTTTTACTTGTTCAGGGATAATCAAACCCGATTTAGTTTGGTTTACCTCCTTTGGAGATAAAATAAGTACCCGGTTTTCTGTAGGGCATCCAGGTAATTCTTGATTAAATTTCTCAGCCACAAGAGGTGAGATAAATGTCATTGAATAATTCATATTCTAATACTGTTTTTAAAAGTTAGTAATTAATTATAGTTCAATGGGTTAACCCTTTCTTAGATTCGCATTAATAGTTCTTAGTATATTCTCCCGACTCTCATAGGCTTTACATATAGCTATGAACTTATTTGCTTTTTCTACAGCTTTTAAGTATCTCTCATAAATAGAAGAATACTTCTTGTTAAGATTTGCCTTATGAGAAACATATTCGTTATTCCACCTTTCATTAGCATCCTTATAATATACCCAAGCATTGGAATAGGCTTCATCCTTTTCCCTTGCTAGTAAATCTCTTTCCTTTATATACTTATCTCTAAGAGAACAAAGAATATAATAACTAGAAGGAGATTCTCGTAGCTGAGAATTAATGATATTCTCATTGATAGACAATTCTTTTTGAATATCTATTTCTAGGGACCTACCCTCAAATTTAACCTTTAGTTTCTTTAGCTCCGTCTTCATAAACTTCTAATAGGTTTTTAAAGTCTTCTTTACTAAATTCCCCTTTGCTTATTGCTTTAGTTACTTGAGCAAAAGCCATTTGATAAGAGAGTTTCATACCGGGCAAATTAAGAAGAGATTTATAGATGCTTATCTTATCTACCAAAGCCATTAATCTTAAGTCGCATAAGTTATCAGTACCACCTCTATCGAGTAATGCTAAAAATGCAGCCCAATAAATATGGGTGGCATCTTCATAAGCAAGTTTACCATCCTCATCCGTAGCCATTACTTTAAAAGCCAATCCCTCTAAAGTAGTAAGATTAGTTTGTACTTGAGATAACTGAGTCTTTAATCGGTTAAGTAACATTTTTTCTTGTCCACTCAACCTTAGATTAACCACATCTAAATACTTAAGTAAATTTTCGATAGAATAACCTAAGCAACCTGCAACCATATAAGTAAGGGCAGTTAACTTACTTGCATTATCAATCTCTTTCTGTGTTGCCATAATTCCATAAATTTATATTATTTATGTATACATAGTATCTTCTCTTTTCACTCCTGTAATGGTAGATACTGAATCTGAATGCTTTATATTAGTTTTACAATTAGGACATTGTACTATCCTAAAATAATCCCCAGATTTTTTATAAACCCCAAAAGTTTCACTGGTATCATATTCAAATTCGCAATCACATACTGGGCATTTAGTCCTCCATACTGTGGGTCCGTTCAAAATCTTTTTCATAACGTTTTCTTTTCTTAATATATTTATATACTAACATGGGTGATATCCCATACTTCCTAGCAAGTTTTGCTTTTATCATACCAGTATCATACTCATAAAGTAATTGAAGTATATCGGGTCTACTTAACTTTGTATCTGAAAATTTAAACCTACCATCTCTAATACATTGTTGAGTATTTTCCTTAGCAGTACCCCAATATAAGTTCTTATAATGATTATGAGTTCTTATATTATCCTTATGACATACATACTTATGATTATTTGGGTTTGGTACATATACTAATGCTACTAATTGATGAATGTTATAAGTGTACCTATATCCATTCGTATCCCTAATAGAAACTATAACATATCCGTTATTTTTAATTCGATTAAGGGATAATTTTACCCAACCTTTACCCTTATAATTAGAATATACCTTACCATTCTTGGTAACATGGTAATTAGGGCAACCAATGCAATCTAAGTTTCCCTTTAAAATCTTCCTCATACTGCTTTATCTCTTTACTAAACAATTTAGGATAATCCTTAATGATTACATTCTTATACTTCTTATGTTCTTCCATATACTCCTCTACTGAGAAATCTGGTTGAAGCATCTTTCTATAATCATACCCAGGAATAAAAGGTAATTCTTCTGCCATTGACCTACCAATAGAGAAGTCCATTGACATATCTACATCATCCACTTGAAAACCAAAATATTTCTTAGTACTAGGGTTTCTCAATATATCCCATATTTTAAAAACAGTCCAAGTATTAATATATTCAGGCTTTGAGTAAAAATAGGCTGCATCATGAACAGTTGCTACTTCAAGCATACGAGGTAATTTACCTTGTCTCATTAACCAATAAACAAGAATAGCTCCAAAGTTGGTCATATTTGCTGCAGCACCTTGACATGGGAAGTTAAGTCCCAAACGAATAGCATAAGCAACTTCTTGTTTGTCGTTTGAGTATATCTGGGGTAATCTTCTCTTAGTACCAAATAACTGAGTATAATACCCATGCTTACGCAGGAATTTCTCTTGCTTCTCTTTGAATTTAAGTATCTTTGGATGTTTCTCAAAGAACTCTGCCATTTCTTTATGGGCTTCTTCTTTAGTAACTATAATACCAGCTTTTGGGTCGGATAATTTTACTGCAAGTAAAGCTTCTCCAATACCATAAATCAAACCGAAGGCAATTTGCTTAGCTTGTTTTCTTCTAGTCTTCCATAATTTATGGTCAGGATGATTTTCATCTTCGTATATTTTAGATGCTTCTTCAATTGATACACCATATTTTGCTGCTGCTATGCCCAAGTGAGGATCAGCTCCTTTTGCAAAAGCATCAAGATAGGTTTCATCACCAGATAGATGAGCCATCATCCTTAACTCTGCCTGTGAGTAGTCAAATGCCATATATAAATACCCAGGAGGAGCAACTAATTGTTTCTTGATATTAGGGTCTACAGATGTCTTTGGTATCTGCTGCATATTTGGGTCTGCAGAACTAAACCGATTAGAGTCTGTACCATGTATATTATACCTACCGTGTAATCTAGAATCATCTTGTACCTTTTCCCACCATCCATAAATATAGGTCTTATACATTTTCTCTAACCCTCGTAATTCAAGAAGCTTGTCAAGGAATATTGCCTTTGGTGAATCTGGCTTTTTAATGGTTAACCTTAAGTTAGTAAGAGTTTCTTCATCAGTACTTGGTTTACCAGATTCATTATCCTTAATCACATCAAAATGAAAACCATCATCCGAATACATCAATGCAGGTAAATCAACTGGACTACCCAAATTAATGGGTCTTATTAATTCTTGTTCCTTTTTAGTTGTGAATATACCTGCTTTGATATTTGAGATTTTCTGTTCCCTTGATGCAATCTTACGTTTATCCTTTGGGTCATTATAATCTAACTCTTCAAGTTCTGATTCGATAGATTGGATATACTTATCAATCTTTTCTTGGTTATACTTCTTTTCGAATTTCTTTACTCTTGGCAAAGCGTATATTGCGTCTCTAGCAGCATCTATTTTTGGTTTATATTCTTCCAAAAGCTTTTTATTGAACTCAGTATCTAGATATAAACCTTCCTTTTCTACCGAAGTAAGTACTCGTGAATTACACATGAATAAATTACGGAATACCGAATACATACCTAAATCCACCAACTTCTTCTCAAAGAATATCATTAACCTAAGTGTATAATCCGTATCTTGACATCCATAATGGCAAAGTGGGTCTAATTCTTTTTTATCCCAAGGTATCTTATCAAAAGCATCTTGTTTCTCATAATTACCATACTCAGGCAAATACCTTCTTACCATTGATTTTAGGTCATGAGGTTTTTCCTCATTAAGAACATATTTTGCAAGCATACCATCTAAACAAGTACCCCTATAGAATATTTGATATTTCTGGTTTATCTGGTCATCAAATTTCCAGTTCCATGCAACCTTTACAATGTCATAATTCTCAATTACCTCTTCCCCAAATTTCCTTAGCATCTTTTTCCAATTCCAACCGGGTGAAGTATAATCTTTTGTTTCGAAATGGTCTAAAGGAATGGAAGCACCAAACCCTGGCATCCAGGATACTGAGAGTATAGTTGGCTTAAAACCCTTATTATATATAGGTTCTGCATTTGTTTCATAGTCACAGCAAGCATAACCTGTAGCTTTACAACAAGCAATAAGTTTCTTTAACTCTCTCTTGTTTTTTATTATTGTATACCGTGTCTCCATATTTTAAAATAGAAAAAGGGACATACCCACCAGTAGTAGATACATCCCTCATTATTAGTATTTCTCTTGTAAGTTTTCCAGATTAGAAGCTAATGCTATCCAATCTTTCTTATAAGCATGAAGAGAATCAGTAGTGTGATATAGGTAACCCGGTTTTACTCCTATCTCTTTAGCTACGTATTCCATAAGTCTCCATGCAAGGTATACGTCATTACCGAAATGTTGTACAAAGTCCGAACTTCTTTGATGATAGCAAATATGTAATACCTTCTCTCCTTTACCATTCTGACGGATAAGGAAATCATAATACATTGAGCAAGGTATACGTTTACTTCCATCAAGGAATCTTAAATCTGTACCATGGAATATAGGGAGTACTGCTTTACGAGTATCATTATCCCTCTTAAGAAGTTCAATAACTGATTGCATTGCTGAATCACAGTTAAAAGAAGTACTACCATAAATGTCTAACGAGTTCCAAATACGCTCTGGGTAGGTGTAATCAAACTTACCATTCACCAAAAACTGTTCCCATAAATCTTTTCTCAATTCCCAAGCTTTACCTGGATTTAAATCATACCAACCAATTCTTTCTTTAAACTCGGCATCTGCCCATTCCTTTGAATGAGAGAATACGAATAACCATATTGGGTCTCCAAGTGAAGTTAAACAATATTGTTGGCAAATGAGTTCTTTTGTAATAAAATCCTCATTACCTTCAATCACTTTATTCTGATAGGTCTTTGGTTTTACAGTTTGACCATAACTGTTGAGTTCTCTGCCCATTTCGGACATTAACTCAAAACTGTTAGAATATATCCTCATATTATATAAATATTTAACTGTATGACATTGTAGAATTAACCCAGGTCATATGCCAGTAGCGATATACAAAATCATCAAAATCCTCTACCTCTTTTAATAACAAGGGTATATCTGGTTCTGCACCGTTCTTTTTAATCTCTAAAACTTGGTAATAAAATTTGTTTACTAATCCTATCCGCTTCTGATTTAAAAATTCCTTAGCTTCCATTGTTCTTTTGTTTTAAAAGTTTCTTTTTATAGGCTTTACGTTGAGAGTAAGAGATTACATTCTCAGGATATTCTATATCCTCGTATTCAAGAAGTAATTCTTTTGCTTTCATTGATTTATATGTTTCCTCATATAAATCTGGTCGAAGCACTTTAAAACTTCTAAAGAATACCTTGAATGAAGAGAATTCCTTCTCTGTGCCCTTTTGGAATTTTTTCCATATCTCTTTTATCCTCTTATTCCATGAATTCTCCTCTGCTCCTTTAAGTACCTTCTTCAAAGGTTTATGGGTATGATACATTAGAAGTGTCTCCACATTTCCGTACATTTGAGTCGCAAATAGGTTGATTTGTACTGACTGGTCCGGCCCATATACGTACTCTGACATTCGTTGAATTAATAGGAAATCGAATATTAACCTCTTGGTAATCTCCGAAGCCCGAACTACCATTGTAATAACTGGGATGTCCTCCCCGAATCGTTTTGAAAAAGTCGCAGCTATTAGACATTGTTTACCATTATCATGATGATTATTGAACATATAAGTTATATTGTAATTCTGATTGTACTTATTTCTCAGTACTCTCAGTTTACTACGCAACAAGTCAAGCTTATTAAAATCTATGTAGTTATTCAATAAGCTAGTCCACTTAGTTTCTTTATAATTGAAACATCTACCATAATCAAATTCTGGGTCTACCCAGGCTTTTCGTATTTTTATAAATACGTTATACACTACTGCTACCCCACTATTAGCCATAGCACCTTTCCCAAATAGGATTGGGTCTAATCTTAAAAAACCCTCATTAAGTTTTTCCCATGCTTCCTGTGAAGTAGCAAATTCTAACGAATGGAGGGACTCCTCCGTATTAAGCTGAAGTCCCTCTAATTTCTTATTCCAACCCGACACTGCTATACTTATTTATGATTCTACTTATCCTACCTTGACTCTTTAATCCAACTAATTTAGCTAATTGAATCTGAGAATATTTACCTGTGGCATACTTCTCTAATATTAAACTAATCTGTTGTTTAGTGATAGTAGGTTTAAATTGACCTCTATTCCTACCTTCCCTCATCATTTGTTGAGTATTCTCTTTATAAGTACCCCATTTAAGATTCTTATAATGGTTATTATAAATGTTGTTATCAAGGTGCATTACAATAGGTAAATTACTTGGGTTAGGTATATAAACTATGGCTACTAGCCTATTCAATCTAAATTGCTTCCCTTTTAAACTAACATGTAAATAACCTCTGGTAGGATTTTTAATATATTGTAACTCTTTCCAAGTACCATCCCTTACTCTTTTCCAAACTCTACCTCTTTTAGAAACATAAAAGTTTGGATAACCCGGTATATTACCTTCCTTCATATTAATAATTAGTATTTTGTCTCCATAAATTGAGACGTTGTTTTTTAAAGAATAAACTAAATAATCCGCAAGGAGTAAACCCATTCATGGCTAAGAATCCCATATAGAGATAGAAAGCTTTTACTAATGATTCCTGAAAATCTATTTCTTTAGTCATCACTTGAGTTTGTTTCCAGGGTCTACATTTAAGGAAGTTCCTTGCTTTATTGAGTTCATATATTACTTCCCATAAATATAGCTTCTCGTTTTCATGAGATATCTCGCTCATTTCATGAAAACCTGGGGTATAAGAAACTATCTTATCATACTCTGCCCTATCCTCTCTTGCCCAATCGGTTGAACTTAATATAGGATATTTCCTTACACTTCGATGATCTGGGTACTTGATAAGTAGGTCTTTGACTCCGATTGCCATTACCTCAAATAAACTCTTTGCATCTTGGTATTTCAGAATATCTTCTGGCAATATATTAGAATACAAAAGCAAAGTAAAGAAGAATCCCAAGGCATCTGCTTGTTCCTCATTTGCATTTGCTAGATGATTTAATACCTGAGTGTATTCTTCTGAGGTTAAGCAATCATTATTCCATCCATAATCACGATATATAGATACTACTTCATCGGTAGATTCGAATCCTTCGGTTAATTCCTCAATAACTCTACCAATAAAATCCTTTAGAATAACTTGGCTCTTTGGGTTATTTATATCTAAAGGATAATCTGGTAGCTTTTCTATGGATTTATACCCAGAGAATTGCTCTATCCCAAGAACATACATTTCCTGTAGTACCCGTGCCTCAGTTTCTTCTACCTGAGGCACTTGTTCATTTATATTCCTGATGTCCATGATTATTTACTTCCTGATGAACCAAAACCATTCCCTCCTCTACTTCCCCACATCTGGGATTCAGTATAAAATTCCTCTTGTTGAATCTCTTCTGGTTCAGTAATATAGATAGGTACATGAATAAATTGTACCAGCTTCTGGCCAGCTTCAATAACCTGGGCTTCTTGAGAAGTGTTGTATACTCCAATGTGTATCTCTCCAACATAGGGAGAATCTACTATCTCGGCAGTAAAGATTAACCCTTTCTTAGTAGCTATACCAGATTTGTTTGCTGCCATTAACATAGATGCAGGAGGTTCTAGCAAACCTTTGATACCCGATGGGATAAGTATACGATGACCTGGTTTTAAAGCTATATGCCTTACGAATGATTCACTAAAGGGTATATCCAAATCATATCCTCCTGAATCAAATTCATTCTTAGAGTGGATATCCTCTGAAGTCAAGTTGGTTGGTACATAAAAATCTAACCCAGCATCATTTGGGTTTGCTCTGTTGGGAGATACTACCTCCCTTACTTTGATAAATCTAAATCTGTTCATAATATATTACATTTACGTAAAAGTTGTCCAAAGGTTAATTTCTCGGGTCTAGAAACATGTACTCCCAATGAATTACACATCTTGATTACATCGGTAGAACCCTCCATACATAAATTAGCAAGTACATCTTCTTGCTTTACAAAATAGTTTGGGTTGTTAAGGTATACCTTGAACATAGCCCATATCATCTCTATTGGTTTCATTATTTAGTACACTCTTTATAAAGTTCTCTAATACGTTTTCTTGGTACTTCAAATTTCTCAACGGTTTTGGTAATAACCTCTTTTCTATCTTTCCCTTTCCGAATCAAGCCTCGGATGTATTTCTTGATACCAACGGTATCTTCAAGTACATCCAAATCCTTGTATTGATTCTTCTGTTCAAGTTCTTTTCTTGTAATGTTCAAGTTCTGTGACATCTTGAATGCACATAATTCTGAGTCTCCGCATAGTTTACATTCCTTAGTTGATAAATCATACCCAATACCAAAGCAAACATCACCATTAGTTCCCAACTGAGTTAAATCTATTGGTGTTAAAATATCTTGTTTACTTAAATCGGGTAATTTTTTTGGTTTACTTTTCTTACTCATAGCTTCCCTTTTATTATACGATGTACTGAAGTTTTACTGATCCCCACAGACTTGATTATTTCAGGGATAGAAAAACCCTGAGAATGTAGGGTTAATACCTCAGATTTATAATTAATTATTTTAGATTTTCTTTGTCTACCATCATTAACCATCTGTTTCATGTTTTGAGATTGGGTTCCCCACTTAAGATTACCTACCCTATTATTCTCTGGATTATTATCCTTGTGCATTACAATAGGATAATTATTAGGATTAGGTAAAAAAGTTAAAGCTACTAACCTATGAACCTTAACTCGGTGTATAATTTTAACAGTATAATAACCATTATGAACTTTGGTAGGAGTAAGTTTAAAAAGAGAATTACCTCTTTTCTTAAGTATATCTCCATCTACAGTTGCATAATAACCCGGATACCCAGGAATTGCCCGTATATATAAATGATACTTAGCCATTATATATCTTTTTTACGTTTATAATAAATGTATATCTCACTGTTATCTTCTATGGGAACATAGGAATAACCGATGTTATTTATAAATAGTTCCCTGAGTTTATATAATTCTTGGTATGAATTTCTATCATAGCTCTCTTGACATACTTTGACTACCATACCATTACTCCAGTACAAACAAAAGAAATGAGTAAAGCATTCGGGAGTATTTTGAGAAGTTTCCAAGCTTGATATCCATATCAAATCTCTACAGTTGAATACGTGTTTAGGATTATGTACCTCCCCAACAACAAGAGATTTAAACCATTCCCTAATCTTCTTCATCATAAGTGTAATTAATGTGTTTACAATTGGGACAGACCCATTCTTTGAAATGCCATCCCTTAATTTCCAAATCCTTTTTATGAAAACGTTTCTTACATGAATGGCATTGATAGCCATCCTTAGAAAGTATGAAGTCTAAAGCGAGTATTATTATCATAATAACAACCGCTGTAATTAAAATATATTTCTCCATCACTGAAAGCCTTTGATTTTCTTTTTAGTGTTATTGGGTTTTCCTTAAGAGTACCCAGCAATAAATACCTGATGCAGAGATTTGGATTATCCTCCAACCTTCTGATAAGAGAGTAGTTAGTTTATTATCATCTTCATCTCTGATACATATTAGTTTATCATTATTCATAATGCCTATATGCTTATTAATTGTAATCTTCTTTTCCTCCTACGGAGAAAAAGTAAATACTCATAGTACTTCTAGTTAACTCTTAATAAGGCTATGGTTAGGATGTTTCTTCCATAGCTTATCTAACAGTATTACTTTCAATTCTTGTCTCTGATAATATTGCTTCCTATGCTTACCATGCCTATCTAAATAAGGGCCAGGATAATGAAGGTCATCCAGGTATACTTTCTTTTTCGATTTATCGGTTCTTACCAAACGACCAAGAAACTGAATAGTTTTTTCCTGACTATCCATGCTTGCTGCATTAAGTAAATACCTAAGCTTAGGAAAGTTTTTACCTCGAGCAATGATTGTAGTTGATACCAGGATATCTATTTTGCCTTCCCTAAAATCCATCATTATTTGTTGTCTTAACTTAGAGGGAGTATTAACATGCACATAGGCAATATTATAGGCATCGCCCAGTTTCTTTTTAAAGAACTTATATAGATTTTCACAATGTGCAATATGCTTGCATACTACAAGAGCAGGATATCTACCTTGATTAATATTCCATCGTAATCGATTATAAGCCATGGTCCACGCGGTATTATTTTCGGTAATAGAATCATCATATATCTCCTTATAGGATATACAATCAGATTCCCAATTACCATACCAAGGTTTACCGGGTACCATCTTTACGATAGTTTTAGTTGAGTAACCCTTCTTGATGGAATCCTTAAGTTTAAACTCAGCAATCACTTTACCAAAGAAACATTCTAGGTTCATGTTCTTGACCTTATCCTTAGCAAGCTTACTCATATAAATGGTACCGGATAATCCTATACGAATTCGGGTATTAAACAATCTAGTGATTACATTCTGATATTGCTTACTACCCCCCTGGTCAGCCTCATCTACAAGTACCATATCTATCTGAGATAATTCTTTTTGATAGAATCTCATGTTCCTCGAAATAGACTGAACCATACCTATAGTAAAATTACTCCAGTTTAAAACCTTGCCTTGAACAAAAGTGATATCTTCTCCCGGAAGATATTGCTTAAATTCTTCTCTAGCCTGGTTTAACCAATCTGAGTCATTAGTTATTAGCAAAGTCTTTAACTGCTTCTTATAAGACAAGTAAAGAGAAGTCATGATAAGAGTTTTCCCAAAATTTACAGTCAAATCTAATACACCAATATGGAAAGGGGTATCTCCTACTCGATTATTAATCACAGACTTAACTGCTTTTTCTTGCTCTGGCCTTAACTTATACTTACCTATATTCGTAACTACTTTACTGATTTTAGGTAAAGGTTGTCTCATATCTACAACTTTAGGTTTAATCCCCATTTCAATACACATATCGTATACCTTAGGAAGCAAACCTATTTTAAATTGACCAGTCTTGGTAATGTAATGAATCTTACCATCCCAATTCTGCATACCTCTTTGCCTTGTACGTAAGTAGAAAGCATTCGGATGTCGAATGGCAAACTCATTATAAAGTTTTTGTGCGAACTTAAGAGGTAAGTCGAGTTCGCACAAATTCCCATTCTGTATGATTATCCTACTCATTTGATAATTACTGTTACACCTTTAGTAGATTTATCCATACCCATTGCTTCCTTGAGAAGTTTCATATGATGCTCCTCATCCGCAATCAATTTCTCAAGGAAATAATTCACGTCATTATAATCAGAACGTTCACTATATTGAGTAATTGCCCTTTGAATCATTTTATAATGACCAATAGTTTCTATCTCAGAATTCAAAGCAATCTTTAAAGCTTGTTCCCAAGTAGAACCAATCTCAATTGTAGGATTAATATTCATGGTAGAGTAATCCTCGTATGGGTCTGCCCTTTGTAAGAAATCAGATATCTTGTCAAGATGCCTCATCTCTACCAAACCAATACCCAACATCAATTCTGATACCTCCTCGAATCTAGAAGACTGTTGGGTATACATAATAATTGCACTTAGTTCTGAGAACTTGGCATTCTTCCAAATCACATAGAACATATTAATTATCTCATCAGGCCAAGGGTCGATATCCTTAAAATCTGGATAAGTTACCGATTGGTCTGAATACTTGAGGACATCAATAAAAGCATTAGCTGCATCCTCCACTCTGTTTCCGAAAAATTGTAAACCTTTCATATTATTTTCTTATTTTATCCCAAAGACTCCCCTCTACCCGAGGTTCATCTAAGGTTCGTTTATCTTTATTTTTATATAAGTATTTATTATATCTTTCGATAGCCTTATCATTATACATCTGACTTGGTTCTGGTAATCCATTACACCAAGCAAGAGCTTCGAACTGGGCATCCAAAAATTTAAATACATTCCAATCCTTTTCATCCATTAGATTATGAATCCTAAGAAAGTGAACATATTTCTCTGGCTGATGTTCATAAGATTCATAAATACCAGTAACACTAGCAACTCTTTTTATGAATTCATCATGGATGTCTTTGGTAAAGCCTGGGTCCTTATCCCCCTTGAGTTCTATCTCGGCATCTATTTGATTAGTGATGTTGTCCTGCATAGATATTAACCTTTGCATAACATTCCGATAGTCGGTCATCCTCTTTAACCCAGTCTCAATATATTTAATAAAACCTTCTCGAGTATCAAATTTAAAATCTTCACAGAAGGTATTACATATCTCTGCAAGCTTTTTACAATTTGCCCATTCCCTTGTATTACTTTCGTTTATTTTACGAACTCCCCTATGCTTTAACTTTATACGGGTGGCATATAAAATATCAGCAACAAGGGCAGCATCCCCCTTAGATGCTAGTAAAATGTTATTAACTCGCTTAGTATTCTTATTATTAGAAACTAAGACTGCTCTATGATTTATTGCCTCCTTTCGAGCAATAACAAAAAAAGCCTCAACTGGGAAGTTATCTACCTCTAGGGTATTTAATATTTCCTCAAACTGAGACTTAGTAATGTGAATACTGGGTTCTCTCATTTTACTCTATTACAAACTAAAACACCATTAATACAACCCTCGTTATTATCTATTGGGCATTTCTTCCCATAAAGGTTTTTAGTGGGAGAACCAAATGATACATAATATGAACCTCTATTGGTACCTACATACCAAGTAACATTTTCGGGTAAGTTTAAAGTATAATCCCTAACTTTACCATCAACCATCTCACATCTGAAAACCATATTCTTCCTTGGTTGGGGTTTTTCAAACCAACTTACAACTGGGAAGAAATATCCCATAATTAAAAGAGCAGCCAAAACTATTGAAGTCTTAACTACATAATCGATTATCTTCATCATATCATTAATATTTTAAGTTATATAATATAATAGGTAATCCTTACTCCAAAGAGTTTCGGATTTGAATTAAATCTTGATAACTTTGATACCTTGTTTGATATACTAACCTAAGAGTTTCCTTTCTCCCTAAATCGTTTACATCTTTTCCTTCTGGTAAAAACACCACCTTGACTTTTTTATAGGCAACAAGTTTGAGCGCAAGATTGATTGCGTATTTCTTGGCGTCTGGGTCCAGCAATATAATGAATCTTTCGCATGAGGATTTAAGTAATTCATTGACTTGATATCCAGATATAGCTTTACCCATTGTGGCAATTCCTCTATCCCCAATAGTAAGGGCATTGAGTGCACCTTCACAGATGTATACCGACCTATACATCTCCAACGCATCATAATTAAATATGATAAATTCTTTGCCAACTCCTGTGATATCTTTGTTAGGGTTGTTATACCGAGGACCTTGCCCGATAACATTTCTCGCGTTATAATATCTAAGTTGTCCTCTGTAATAAAAGGGTATAATGAGGTACCCAAAGTAAGCCCCCTTTGTCGCATAGCCAATTCCATGCTTAGACAACTCAGAGATGACAAAGCCACGGCTCTTGACATATCCTCTAATGCTTTTTGCAACTTGTGACTGGCCAAGGTTAAGGATTCTGAATCCTTCGGGTAGATACAAAGGCTTAGCTTCTGCAAGTTCAACCTTTTCTTCGTGAAATTCAAGCTCATCAAATTTTCCACTATTTAAGAAATTAATTAGTTCATGGTATGTATCGAATCCTTCTATATCCATAACCAATTGAGAAGGATTCGGATGTTCATTACATCTAAAGCAATTGGTTCTATACATTGATAAGTTAACTCCCATCTTTAATTCCCTATGACAGTATGGGCATACTGGGAGTTTCATCCAGCCTCTTCGATATTCAAAAGCACCTAACCTCTTGATAAAATAGGTTTTTAACTGGGATTTAAATTTATTAGTAATTTTCATCTATGCCTAACTATATTTAACCTACGTAAGTAATTATTTAAAGTGGTATGCCCTATAGAATATTTGTTACATATATCTCTAACTAACATACCTTCTTGATAATCATTCATAATGTCTTGGTATATAGCTTTAAACTTATAATTTCCAAACTTAGGTTTACTCTTTAAATTTATAATACGAGTAATAGCTGAATCAGAAATCCCAAATTTCTTTTTAAGAATCGACCGGGGTTTACCAAGATTATACTCATAAAGTAAACAGTTGATACTAAATTCGTCAAGTATATCTCGACCTCCTGGTTTAAATCTACCATCTTGAATACACTGTTGGGTATTTTCTTTATAAGTACCCCAATATAAATTCTCTACCCGATTATTAGTCCTATCATTATCTTTGTGACACACACAGGGTTTATTCTTGGGATTAGGTATATAAGTCATAGCTACTAATCTATGTACTGAATAAGTCGAACCTTCTATCTTGACTTTTAAATACCCTCTAATTAATCTGGGTTTTAGTAAGATATTATCTTTAAATACATTACCGTCTCTTGTTATTGTTATTTTCATGGTCTCTAATTGCTTTACGAATTACTTTTCGTATTTCCTTTAAATCCTCAACATCTAGATTACTAATGGAAGTCGTTTGCCAACCATTATGAGATATTTCCAAAGCTAATTCATCAGTCCATCTATCTTTTACTACTTCTACTTTTTTAGTTCTCATTTCTCTTTTTCTTTTTACCACAGATTCTACAATAGGTTCTCGTATGGTGTTTATTATAATATTGAGCTCTCTTCCTACCGCCTTTCTTTGAAAAGATAGCCTTCCTGGGTTTTTGTCTAGTTTCCCACCAATGCTCGGTTACCCAATCATGAATACCGAGTTTGCATTTATATATCTCCAGTTGTCCTTTCCCTTTTCTTGGAATCAGCATCAGGATTACCTTTCTTAAAAGATTCTTCAAGTTTCTTACCATATACTTCATCATAATTCTTTCTCTGTTCTTTAGTAAACTCTGTACATCTTTGCCTTTCTACATCACACCTAAATAAGGCTCTACCAGAAGGAAGACCATCCCTTTGTACTACAATCTCTGAACGAAGGATATTATCTTTCTCTTCTTGCTCTGTACTGTTAAGACCCATAATGAATTGAGCATTACGTACAATGGCAATAGAACCAGATATATCGTTCTCATCATATTTAGTTGCTTGGTGTTTCTTACCTTCACGAGTAATATGATGAGCAGTCCATACAACATCTAAATGCAAATCCTCAGCAAGATTCTGTAAGTCAATATATACATTTGAGATTCTATCAAAATCCTCTTTATCCTTTGCAATAGAAGCAAGCTTCCCTGCATAGTCAACCATCAATACCTTAATATCAATCCCTTGGCTCCTAAGAGTAAGTATCTTCTCCCTTATATAATTGCAGTCAGTAATTAATGCAGGTACTCTTTCAACGATTAATTCAACTCCAAACCTTGCAAGTTTTCTTAAATGCTTAGCCTCGAGTTTATCATAATCTCCAGTATATAATTCCTTCTTAGTTTTATTGATACTGGATTGAATGAAACGGTCCATGATTTGTTCTTGACCATTTTCTGTATCCACATAATAAACTGACTTCTTCATTCTAAGGTAACCTCTTGCAAGGTTAACCATGAAGAATGTTTTCTTTGCTTTAGGTTTATCCAAGATTACATTGATTGATGCACCTGGGAATCCTCCCGCATTGGTTAAATCGTTTAGTTGCCTAAATGGGCATGGTACTACTGAGGGTTCTGCCTGCCTTTTAAATTGACGTTCAGTAACATCTCGAATCATGAATAAAGGTTCATCCTCCTGTTTAGGTCTACTTCTTTGTAAAACCTTCTCTACCTTTCTAGAATATTCTTCGTACTGTTCAAAGTTATCTAAGTCGAATGAATCATTTAAGTTCTTCATTTCAACATAAGTAGAGAACTGATAGATTTTCTCTTTAATATATTCTGAATCAGATAATTGAATTGAATAAAGATTTTTGATAACCTTCTCGATGTTTGGGATATCATCCTTAGTAACCAGGTCAACATAGTTTTTAGATTCTAGCATTTCTCTGAGTACTTGTTTAAGGACATTCTGTGAAGGTATCTTTCTTTGCTTCTTGAAATATTTAAGTATACCCTCACATATTAAGGAATGTTCGATAAGTACTAAGTAGCTTGGTTTTATTCTACTTAGTACTAAACCTCCTTCCTTATCTTGAATGATGAACCTGAGAATCTCTAACTGAAAGTCAGGTGCAAAACTAAATTTAATTTTATTCTTTTTCATACATTATTATATTGCAATATTATATACTAATAGATTTTGATAGTCCTCATGTAGTTCTGAACTCATGTCCACAATATCTAGTCTTCTTATCCTCAGCCGTTCGGTGAAATTTTTTGATATTCTTATATTATATAAAATATATTTATTATATTTGCATAACGAAATACTTAAAGAATATGAAGAAATGTAATGGAAACAATGGTTCAGAGCTTCATAGATTAAAACCTATGCAGGATTATGATGAAGCAATGTTTAATCGGTTATACAAAGTCTGTAAGCCAGTTATTCGGAACCTTACCAAACAGATTGATTACAAAAGGTTTAACCTTACTCCAGATATAATATCTTCTTATTTCTGGGATAAAATGTTATTTGTTTTTAATAAGTACTACGGTACTTGTAGTGAAGAACATCTTAAAGCAAGAATCCTTTCTTCTCTTGCTACATTTAAGAATAAGCTTCTTCGATTTGCCTATGGAGAGATTGCAGAATACAATCAGAACCTATTCAAACTTGAAGACTTATTTGATAATGATAAAGAGTTAGAAGATGACGATGAAGAAGTTAAGGCTAAGGAAGAAATGCTTGAATTATTATATAAGTATATGAAAGAGAAGTTATCTCCAGATGCTTATATGGTATTTGAAGTATTACTTACTCCACCTCCTTATATTAAGGAACGAATTAAGGATGGAGAAAGAATCACTAATATAATGTTGGTTGAGTTCTTTGATATGCCTAGAACTAAGAAGTCAGTTAAATATATAGGAGAACTCAAACAGGATATCTTATATTGGGAAGAGAAAGCTAAGGAAGAACTTCACTACTAAACACAAAAGAAAAGGGGCGTTTCCCAACGTCCCTTTCTCAACATCATAAATTAAAAGTTCTTTGTCAACAATATAAGTAGTTAAGACATATTATTATAGTTTTATAATATATGCCAATACGTAGTACGGTGGTCTATTCTCATGAGGTTGACCTCCACCTGCAGCTCGGGTATCATGGTCCCAAAGTGCTACATAAGAATTATCCCTATCGGTTTTACTACTACCATAAAGGTTATTACCAATCCACTGACTACCATTAATACCGATACCATCGTAAGCCTCAATAAAGTAAGCATCTGCAAAGTTGTGAACGTGAGAAGGTATCTCCTGAGTAGAAAGAGTTACTTTCTCTTGGCCACCAGTATTACCAATCAAATTGTAATCTTCATTACCAGATGACCAACCTACAATGAATTTACCCGATAAGTCTGGTGTCTGTAAGTCTTCTACAATCTGACCATTACATAAAGCCCAGCCTTCTGGTACGGAAACTCCATTCCACATTGCAATTAATCCTCTTGGTATATTGGCTCCTGCCATACCACCAAGCTTTTCATCAATGTAAGCCTTGATATCAAAATTAGGGAATCCTTGCAATAGTCGTAAGAGAGTTTCTATATTTGCTTGTTGCATTCCATGGATAGCAGTATTATATTCTACTGGTTGGGGAAACTTCCCTGCATAGGGAACAATAGAATATTTCTCTACTGTGTTATCCATTGAGTTGGTACCTTGACCATATATACCAATCAATACCATTGAGGATTTGTCTACCAAACCTTGAGATACTGAAGCCATAGCTCTATTCACTAGAGACTCATATGATAATTCATTATCTTCTAATACATTTGTTTTTGACAGGTTTCTAGAATCCTTGGGTGTTGGGTATAATGGGTCTACTGATTTCTTGTACAGAGAATAGAACGAATTAGATTCATTCCAGAAAGCTCTGAACTGTACTGGATTCTGTACAGGCTCTTCCAAAGGTGTATGGTAAGCAAATACAATCACATCCTCATTAGAACCCTTTGAGCCTTCAATATTAGGTATACTAATATTAGCACTATCAGAAATATAGATTGTACCATCCCTTGCTATACAACCAAAATTTGTATCTGGTCCTTCACCAGAATCTGCAGCTTTAGTCATATACCTTGAAAGGATTCTATCCTTTATTGCTTGATATGCAGGAGAAGTAGGTTCCCCATTAGGCAAGAGAGTGATTGCATTATTTACAATCGTTGCAGAACCAAATCCACAAAATGGGCCAATGCCTACTGGTGCAGCTATAGCTTCAGCTGCATCCTTAGACTTTATTATACCTTCATAATCAAAATAGGTTTTCATAATGTATCTTCGTTATTGTTATTACTCTTATATTCTTTCGATTGGTTTTTCATATCTTGGAAAGCCTCTCCTACAGCCTTGAACTTGAAGGTTATCAATTTCCAAAAGATAGACCAGATACTGTACTTCTTTTCTACACCATGTAAAGTACAGATATGATTATAAATACTATCTATTTCAAAATAGTAACATAATACCATTACCGTTATAGATACTGTTATTGGATTTAATCCGTAAGGTTCTCCGATGGCTTTACCTATTACGGCACCCAGTAAGATGTAACACAGGTAATCAATGATTTTATTAAGAGTTCTTCTCCCGGCTCTAGATTTTCTTATTTCAATCTTCTTTGCCCTACTTGCAGATATACCAAACCAGAAGTCTGCAAGTATTAGTACAAAGGCTAATAAAATCATCCACCTTAAATCAAAGATAATGGCATAACATTCAGAAGTAAATCCAATGATACCAGTTTTAAATAGTGTGTTAAAAGAGCTGCTTTCCATTTTGTTTATTCTATTTTAAGTGACCATTCTGTTCCTTCCGGAACTAATATATTAATACCTTGTTCCGAAATATCATTGGATTCCCAAGTAAGTTCTGTCTTATCAACTACATCCAACAGATTTACAATGAATACTGCTTTAACTGCAGGATTAGCTTTCACATAGAAAGTATGTTTACCTGGCAGATTAGTGAAGAATTGATAAGGGCTTGGATGAACTACATCTGGAGCTGTCTCATATACAATATCTGAAACTTCTCCAGTATCTGAAGTACAGGTTACGATAGTAGATACTTCTTGTATATCCTTACTTAATTCTGCACTTACTGGATTACAGGTTAATGTATACTTAGGTATAACATCTTTAACTGTAAGATTAACTACGGAGCCTTGATAGTAAAATTCATAACTACCTGCTTTATCCATAGTAATAAGAATATTTGAATCATAGGTTTCAGAAAAACCATCAAGAATTATACCAGTTATAACAGAACCACCGTCTCCCCAACGTAAATAGAATTGACAGTTCTTAGATTTAGTTAATTGATATCCTGCCTTGATATACTTCCCTGCATCTTCTGCTTCTTCTGAGTAAGCTTGTAGTTCATACCAATTATCATCAGTTTCATCCAAGGGTTCTAACCATAAGTAAGATTTAGGAGCAGGTACATATTCTAGTACTTCTACTTCTACAGACTTACTGGCATCCCCTACAGATTCAAATTTATAACTACCAGCTTCATTGAATTGGTATTCTGTATTTCTACCATAATAGAAATCAGGACCAACTACATAACGGTCAGTTAATTTTGTAGTTCCCAATTTTACCCAAGTACCCTGAGTATTCTTTTTGTAGATTGTTACTTCGGTATTAAAATAATAACCTAAGTTTGCACTTTCAAAAGTAGAATAATAAATACCAGATGTAACCCAAAGATTAACTGATGCAGAACCTTGGGCATTTAGATTTAATCGTTTATTAGATACACCTATATCATAGGTAATTGTATAACCTAATCTATAAGCTACTACAGTACCATAATTACTTGTATTACCTGAATCATCTTTGGTACATCTGAATTGGAATGTACCAGTAGTGGTTGGTGCCCACCTTTGACCATTACGAACTAAAATACCGGGGTCTGAAATACATACGGCAATAAGTTGACTTGTATCTTCGTTAGAATCTGAAGAACGAATAGTTATCAAAGACTTTTCACCGTTGGTAAGATTTATATTTCGAGGTTCACAGAGTACTGTATAGTTAGTAGCAATTGCCGTTACTGTTAAGGTTACTTTCTTTGCTGGGAAGTCTGCAATAACCCATTCATAAGTACCTGCAGAAGTTATTTCCCAAACAGAACCAGAATCTTTAGTTTCATAGGTATTAAGTAACTGTACGGATACAGGTTTAATATTTCCCTGATAATTCATATTTGCAGTTACCCTTACTTTGATTACTGGATTAGTACCTGTAATTACTAAATTATCTGGGTCTGTTCCTCCTTCTACCAAGTCGGCATATATGTGATAAGATTTAGTGTAATATTCTAAACCTATATCTACATAGGTAGTTACTGAAGTATCTCCTACACTTCGAAAGTAATATCTTTGGTCACCCTTTCTTGCATAGAAAATAGAACCGCTTTCATATTTCTTTGAGCTCCACTTATTCTCAGAGGGGTCATATCCAGTTACCTGATATCTTAAATCGGCATCATCGTAATCAGAAGTAACGGTTACTCTAATGGGTACTTCTGTTATATGTCCTGTTACAATCTTTGCAGGACTGATAAGAGGTTCAGCTACAATTTTATAATTGTAAGCCAAATCAAATCCATAAGCAATCTTCCCAGATACATTGTATGGTAAGAATCTATCGAATAACTTATCAATTGATTGTTTGAAAGCTTTGAACTCTGGAGTGGGGGAAGTAAACCCATGACCGCTTATAGAAATACCTACCTCTATACATTGAGCACAACCATAAATCTTATCATAGTTGTATTTGTCGTACTGAGAATAATCGGTATCATATAAGGGGTCTACCTTTTCCCATTTATCCATCTCTCCATCGGTTGGGTCTGTAATTGTACAGGTTAGCCCATACATATTAAAAAGAATTTCGAAGAATTTTCTTGAGCCACGAATCTTAAGTAACGAGATTGAATACTTTAAGATAGTTCGAATCTGTTCATCACTTAAGTTGGGAACTCCCTTGTGTTCTCCGGTTCTAGCAAATGGTAATGCTCCCAAGAACTCCCAGAGGTAATTTAAATACCTCTGCTGAGTTTTATCGATATCGATTATATCTAGAATATTATCAATATCTTTAGTTATATCTTCTTGGAAATAGTTACCACAAATTTCTAGAAATCTTTCTAATATGCCCTTACCGTCGACTTTATAAGTATCTTGCTCTTTAAATTCGAAAGGTAAGAAATCAATTAGGTTTTTAAGATTTATCATACTATTTCGTTTACTTTAAGTGTTAACTGACTTGAGTCTTCGAATACCGGGATATTATAACCTGGGTCTGTATAATCCCTGTTTGGTTCTGCAATGGTTATGGTATACCTGAATCCAGATTGATAACCATTGTTCTGGATATCCAAGGCAAATACAAATCCATTTATAGTATCTCTAATCTGTGTAGTCTTACCCACTTGGCCATCATAAGAAAAGCCTCCCTTAACTGAACGTACTGTAAACTGAGTACCTGAAGAGAAAGAGATAAAGTAAGACATACTACCATTAGCCTCGTCTAATTGGAATTGACCAAGGATTAATTCCTTGTTACCGTATACCGTAGTAGGCCATGGTTTAGTATAGAACTTCTTCAAGTGTAAATAATCTACTGATTCAAGATTATCTATGAGTGCATAGATATCAGAGATTCTTACGCTGCCACCAATGTCTGAGTTCTCCGGAGAATAAGCATTAAATAATGCACTAAGAATCTGTGATTGTATTTCTGAAGTTTTATAAGACTTCTTCCCAGTAACTTCTACATCCAAGATAATATTTACTTTACCTGCAGACTTAACGGTTAACCAAGTAGTAAGTGGTGAGTTCTGATGTAATACATCATATACTTTTTGAATAAGGTTAGAGTCAGCAGTAGCACCATTATCAGGAGATATATAAACGATTAGTTTTCTACCACATTCGTATTCTGCCTTTGCCTTACTAACCCCATCAACCAGTTTAGCTAAGTCTATGAAGTCCTGTTTGGTAATAGCTACTCCCATAGTCTTTACACTCAAAGGTATGTGTTCCTTGAGCATACTAAAATTCTCATAGGATGAACCTCCACCTGCAGCATAAGTATTAGATACAGTAGCATCTGTTACTGATGAAGATATAACTGAAGGTACAGAAGTAATCATACCAGATTTTACATTACCATTGATACCAGTAGTAAGGTAGAACTTAACCTCAGATATCTTGGCATTAGCTGCAGGCTTCTGTCCATATTTACCATCACCAAATAAGATATATGGATTTAAAGCTTCATCCATAGTAACCATGAAATGTTTATCGGTGGGTTTTGAATAAGCAAAGGTATTCACCAATACCCAAGATTCTCCACCAATCTTCATACTCATAGTTCCATGTTCGTAGTACTTACCATTAGGTAATGTACCTAAGGTAATAGTTACCCTTTCATCTGAAGGTATAACCATTCCATTTATCTGGCTTTCGGTATATAATTCATGTTGTACAACTGGAACTTTACAAGTAGTTACATTAGCATACCAAGTTACATCCCTAGAAGATAACCATTTGTTACCATTAGAATCTGTAAATAAAGTTCCAGAAGGTATAGTTAATTTAGCACCAATAGAATCTCCAGATACATCCCTGGATACTACCAAATCTACTGATGCTGCAATAGCACCTCTTGCATGATAATCTACCAAAGCTCCATGCCTAACTACTGAACTGTATTTACGAGCAGTAGGTAAGAAGGATTCCCTTGCCATATTATCAATGTAGTAGTGAAGAACTTCGGCAATTGCCGCAAACAATGAAAGGATAATGATTAATATATTTCCTTCCGAGTAATCAGTTACGAGTACATTGCCATCTTTGTCTTTGATATTCGTAAGTGATTCTATCAGCTTGGCCTTAATCTGTTGGTAAGACCTCTGATAAGGGTTGAGCCATTTATTAGTGATTCCCATATTAATAAGAGTTTAATGAATTTTCATTTTTATCATAGGTCAGGTACAGGTACTGACTAGTAGAAGTTTCATTAACTACATAATGAACTTCTATGTTTATTTTAGCACCTTGTCTAGAAACGGTGATACCCTTAAAGGTAATCCTTTGTTCCCATGTACCAATTGAGCTTTTAATAAACTCTTTAATAATAAAACTTAGGGCTTGTGTATTTGGCTCTTCTATACATTCCCATAGGCGATTCCCAAAGTTTTCCTGTCGAAATCGTTGTCCTATTAAATAATACATTATAGAGCTTATATTATTTCTTACCAAAGCCATATCACCATTAACAGGATACCAACCTGTTTCACCCTTTTCGTTTCTTGTAAGTTGAATAGGGAATATCATACCCTTTCCAACAATGTTAGTAAGATAGTTATCCATTAGTGTATACATTTAATGTCCTCATAATCTTCTTGTTTGAAAGTAGAGAACGGTTGACTTGCTTGAGTTACGGTAGGACCTGAAGAACCGGGTCCAGTAGTTACACCCGAGTGTACGTGAGAATTGAATAAAGTTCTTAGAGTTTCCAGTTCTTTAATGGTATTATTGAGTTTCTCGGTTAGTTCTTTGATATTAACTACTCCTTGATTCTCTCCCTTATTTAAGATTACTGTATCACCAGAACCTACACTTACATCTCCTTGTGCTTGAATAGAAATGTTTCCTTTAGCAGCAATGCCTACATCTCCATTTATATAAACAGTTAGCTTTCCGTTATCGTCATCTAGTACCATTACGTTTCCTTCTGGAGTTATAATACCCATTTTATTAGGACCATCCAAAGGGTCTGGTATTTGTTGTAGTCCCCAACCATGATATTCCCATAGGGGTTTAGTTGGGTCTCCAAATTCAAAAGTAACAAATACTATATCTCCAACCTTAGGAGCTAAGTACTTGAACCCATTGTTGATAGAACCATGTTGGCCTTTTGCATAGGCCCATGTAATAATTCCACCCATGACTTCTGGACAGCATACCTTGATACGGTTCATATGTTTCTCCGTATCATTATTATCTACCACTATGCCACGGTAGACAGAGTAGTATCTACCTAAACCCTCGATACCCTCTTCTGTTAATAGTTTAGCTGTTGAGTACATTATTTCTTGTTGGATTTATATCGTTCATAAGCTTTCATTGCCCAATTAAACTCATCAAAGTTATACCTTTCTTTCATAGAAGGAGTAACCTTCGATTGGTCTGCCTTTACCACATTGGTCTTACCATAGATTGCTGTACCATTTGAAGTTACTACTGTACCTTCTGTACGAACTGTACCTGCAGCAAGAGCCTGAGGGTCTTTAGCATTTATCTCATCATAATAGAACTTATTCTGTAAGAACTCTCCTGCACCCTTCTTATCGATAATTCTACCCTTATCATCCATGTATCTTTCTACGAAGTATACTACTTCATTGTAGGTAAAGTCATGTACAATATCGGAAGCATTAGCAGTATTCTTCTTGTTCTTACCAAAGTCAGTTTTAGCAGAATCCTTAGCATCATTACTTACAATGTCCTGAGTACTAAGTTGGGTCTTAGATGTAGTCTGTCCATCCCTTGCATTATTCTTAACCAAGTCTAATGTACAGAGATAACCTTGACCTGCATCCATTGAATGTTGTACTGACTTGATATACCAAAAGCCTGACCACCTTTTTCCTACATTCTCTAAAGATATTATCTGAGAAGATTGTAATGAAGGTCTACCTACTACAGTCATTTGGCATACCAACTTTCTTTCGGATATCTTAAGACCTCCATTGGCATTAGCATTCATTGCCCAAGTAACCTTATCTGCTCCGCCGTATCTACTAAAGAGATTATGATATAACTTATAGATTGGTACTAAGAATGGTACCTTCTTCATTCTTCGTATCTTAACTTTAGCTTTAACCTTTCGAGTCATAGTGGGTGTAGTAACTCCATCTCCAGAATACTCTACTTTATAGGTATCAGGGTATACAGTAATATATGGATTCTTTTCCATTGCAGATATACCTCTCTGAGATTGGTTATCTATCATTTGTTTTTCATAAGGATTACTTGAAAAAGTTCTGATATTCACCATGTGAGTTATAGTTCCACCTTCTGGGTCATATTCTCTTGGGTCTACCCATTCTTCTGCAAGGTATTCCATTTTATATTCTCCAGTAAATAGGTATCTTTCGTTTTCTAGTAATTGCCTAAGATTACTTTCTAACTCTTTACCGTTCTTAGAGTTCTTCAAGATTTGCTGAATAACCCTTTTCTTATCGTTCGGTAAATTGTTTACAGCAGTATTAATTGCTTCTCGATATTGCTCAGTACTCAGATTATCTAAAGCCTCTTGTTTACCTGCATTGTAAGCAACATAGGGTTTCTGAGAACCATACTCTTTCATTGCAGAATTATACTTTTGAGCTTTAGCTCCATACCTTTGTTCAGCTTCCATCTCGGCAGCAATATTAGTAGTAGGATGACTACGATAATCTTCGTAAGGTACACTACCATAATTTACTACCATTGTATTATCTACTTGAGCTACAAATGGTTTGAGTAAAGTTACTTCCTCTTTCTCTTTTTCAGGTTCTGTGATATCTGTTGAACCTACAATTAAACCTTTATCTTCTGGGTCTAAGGCTTGAGTTAATTGAGCCTTTACCCTTTTGGTTACTTTCTGAGTAGCGAATGATACTCTAAGTACTTCTCCATTTTCTGATTGGTAAATATAATTGTATTCTGGTTCTTCTTGAAACTTACGGTTGTGTATGTATATTACACCATCCCGGGAATCAATATACCAAGGACCATTTGCATACCCTTTCATCTTTTGTTCTAATTGAACTAAGATGTTATTTCCTATTAATCCCAAGTCACTATCTATCAAGGACTTTAAATCACTGGGCATAGCTACTTGAGCTACTCCACTAAACCGGTTAGCGTAAAGTATCTTTCCAGTAGTAGTTCGACTTTGTTCTGTCGGGACCTGTAGTGACTCGTAAACTTTATTACTTATTATTTGTTTAGCCATTACTGAAATATTTCTATGATTACGCCTATATCATCATTACAACCATTATCCAAGAAGTTGGATAAACTGTGTTCTGATAAATCCGAATGAGTATAAGGTGGTTGGAATCTTAAATCTCCAACTGTATCTATACACTTAATCGTCACATGAGTACCAGTAGAATCGAATACACAATCCAAATCTCTAACCTTGATACTTCGTACTGGGCTAGAGATAAATTGACCATCTGGATATATGTATCCCCACTGAAGGTAAATAATTGAGCTTTCCTGGAGATCTTCGATATCTACAGTATCGGGGTCTCCAGTATCAAATGTAATGGTAGCTAAGTTCTCTTTCTCCTCATCATACTTGTAGCTCCAATTACTTATATAAGCGCCAAGAGGTATGCCAGTAATGGGATTCATTATAGGCATACCTCCAGAATTGAACAGAGCCATGTAAGGTGTTGCTGTTCCATTATAAAGTATTGGTTGGTTAGGTTTTCTAGTTGCCGCCATACATAGGTATTCTTAAAATTTGATAAGGTTCTAATTCTTGAAAAGAGTTCAAGATATTATTAGCTTCAGCAATCAGGTACCACTTACCAGAATCACCATAATAACGATGAGCAATACTCTGTAGGGTTTCTCCATCTAATACAGTATGTTGTTTATCGTTATCTGTATAAGGAACATTAGGAGGAGTTACCTCTAAAGAATAATCTCCTTCATCATACTTAAGAGCAATAGCTCCATCATAAGGACTTGCTCCTGTCATGTATTGATTTAAGTCTATCATATCTGTATCCCTTTCGTATTCTTTAAGTCTTCTTCAGTTACAATATCCTGATAAGATAAGTTATAAGCACTTACTCTTTTGAAGATTAATTCCTGAGTTGCAGCTGCAGGCAATAACTTTAAATCCTCAATTGTACATGACTTACCTGCTACTCGAGTCCTTGAAGCATTTCTGAAATTATTCAGGGTATAGGTTGCAGATGTAAGAATGTACTGATGATTATCGAATATACCAGAACTACCCCACTCGATTTTTAAAATCGGAGGGCTTGCTTGATAAGAGTTTGCCTTAGTCCACATTTCCAATAATCGGCATTTAGTAATTACCTCTTTTGGATTATCTGGGTCATTACAGAACCAAGATACATTGAATTGAATTATATCTTCACTACCAGTATAATGGTACATGGGAGTATTACGTCCCATTGATTTAATCGTTGCCCAAGTAGTTTCTCCTCGGAAATCAATTGAAGGTGGTCTGTTCTGAAGAGTGATATATTGATAGGGGCTAGCTGTAAGATTATAAATCACTACCTGATTCATGTTTCTTACTTCTGGCATTACCAAGAAGAGTTCTTTATTCTTCGTAACATTCTGGCCTTTAGCCGGGTCCATTTCTTCGTATCCAAATGGAACTCCACCTTCTATTTGATGTTTTAATTCCATTCGATATTGAGCCTGAATCCTTTGATTTAACTTAGGATTCTTTGAATTAGCTCTGGGTCCGAATGGGTTATTTGGGTCATATACTTTACCCTTATCTGCAGTATCTTTAGGCAAGGTTGAAGTTGCCCTATTGAGATAGATTCTGGCCCTCCAAAGTTTATTTAAAGGGCCAGTAAGAACTCCTGCAGAATCTCTGGTAAGGTCATTGTATTTTTCAACAACCCCACCTGCTATTTGATTTAATATTCTTGCCATGATTGTTTAGTTTAATCCTAAAGATATACCAGTAAAATCTTGTTGACCACCAGGAGCAAAGTCTCCAGCTTCGTTTCCATCTACTGATATATTAATTCTTGAATCCTTGAATCCATCTCTGATTGCACCTCTAACTGCATCAATAAATGCTTGTTGGTTTCTGTCTTGAATAGAAGCTTTGGTTTCTTCTGAGTTTAATGCAGCAGTGTTATTATCTACAGAACTTGTAAGACCACCGATTACTTCTATCAATGCAGGGATAGCTATAGAAGCTAGTAGTCCCCAAGGCCCACCTAAGAATCCTAAAAGTCTACCACCAAGTAATCTAGCACCAAACCCCATAGCACCTTTCTTAGCAATCTGTTGGCCTGCAGTTTTAGTTACAGTAGAACCTACTGCTGCTCCAACCCCTGCTCCTGCAAGAGTACTCATTGAAGTAAATCTTCCTCTTGCATCTCTTGCTACTACAGTACCTTTTCGGGTTTTACCTATGGTACCTCCCATTGGTAATGCAAAGAATTTACCTGGAGCCATTTGCATAGCAGTCATTCTCATCATCATTGCTGAGATATTTCTCATGTGACCTTCAAGGATTGAAGCTTGAACATTAGTTCTTACCATACCTTCTGCCATACCATTAGTTTCTGAAGTAGCTAAAGCCTGGAAGGTACTAATCATCTTGATAGTACCCTGAATAAACTTAAATCCCTGATATAGAGTACCTACTACTGCACCAGTTGCAACTACCTTTACCAAGAATTTACCTGCCCAAGTTTCTTGCATACTGTTAATAATCTTTAGGATACCAGAACCTAATTTAAGTACTGGGCTAAAAACTTCGGCAAGTGTAGAACCTGCAGTTACAATAAAGTTCTCCCAGTTTGATTTAAACTGTTCGATAATACCTGCAGGAGTTTGTAATCTTTCTTGAGTTAAATTTTCTACTGTACCACTTGCACCTGCAACCTTATCCATAAGTTCAGTAAGCTTATTAGCTCCAGTCCAGTAATCCTGAAGTAAAGCTGAGGCAGCTCTTGTACCACGAACTCCAAAGATATTAAACAGAGCAGAGGAGATATCTATTCCTCGTTTACCTCTAAGTTTATCTCCCAATATAGATATAATCTTATCTAATCTCAAAAGATTACCCGAGGCATCTACTAGAGTTTTTGGGTCAATGCCTAAAGATTTTAGCATCTCACCACCTCCCTTTTTCTGCCCGGTTACGGAAAGTGTTAAATAGCGCATCATGTTTGCTAATGCAGTACCAGCTGATGAAGCTTGGATACCTTGATTACCAAGTACTCCAATGGCTGCAGCTGCATCACCCATACTGATTTTGGCATTTCTAAATTCTGCTCCTGAATATTGGAAAGATTGGGCAAGGTCTGTTAGAGAAATATTTGCAGAGGTTATTGCAGTTGCCAATTGGTCTACTACCTGAGTAGCATTCTGTGAAGGTATATTAAAGGTCTGCATGACATTAGTCATCAAGTCAGCAACTCCACCTTTCTGACCAAGAGGCATACTGAAGATAGAAGCCAGCTTAGCTGCAGGGCCAATCATTCTTTCGATTTGCTCCACATTGTTACCAGCCATTGCCAAGTACCTTTCGCCTGATGCAATATCTGCAGCAGTAAGAGGAGTTACCTCATTGACTTCTTTGGCTACTTGCATTAGCCTTGCCTGTTGAGCAGCATTAGCTCCAGACATTTTAGAAGCTAAGAATACTTGGTCGTATACTCCTGCAGAATATTGGTAGGCCCTTGCCATACCTCCAACCAATTCTTTTCCAAACTCAAAAGCATTAGAAGTTGACATTTGAATACCTCGATTCCAGGTATTCATATCGTTCATCATTGTTCTAAATGAGTTCGATATTCTGCCAGCCTCATTAGAGAATCGGTCTCTTAATACCATTGCAACACCGACCTCGACTAAGCTTCTTCTGTCTATCATTTTCTAGTTTTCTTTTTTAAGTTTTCATAATACTCATCGGCTATATCCTTAAATCTTTTCCTTTCTCGATACGGAAGACGCAAAAAGCTGAGATAGTCAATGGCTACCTCAGCTCTACATATATAAGTGAATGTACCTGGGTGGTCTACGCTTCCGTCAGGTAGAAAAAAGTCGGTGAAAGCATTATAGGATATTTATCAATTCTTCCAGGTATACTTGGATGTTCTACATCGGTGTTACCATCGAAGACTGGGTCATATTCAAATATTGTTTTACGAATCTCTGCAATGTCTCTTACTGAGAATAAATGGAAGCTTTCTACCTTTTCCCATTTACCATCAATCTGAAGATGTAAGTTCCTTGCAATCAATGCTGCATTACGAGTTTGTTTTTCTATTGGTAAAGTAACCAACATTCTTTCTCCTGCACCAGTAAGCAAATCAAATTTAACTACCTTACCTGAAGATAGAGTTACTTCGTAATCGGTAAGCTTACCTTGTTCTGGATAATAAGGGATAGCGTTTGGTTTCTCGGCCAATTCTTTTTCTGTTGGTAGTTCTCCGTAATTTTCGAATAACATTTCGCTTAAGGATTGACCATAGGTTTGTACTCCGCCTTCTTGGCCCCAATCATATTCAAATTCTACTTCATCACCAAGTGAGAAGATTCTTGATTGGAATAAGATACAGTATCTGTCATTCAAAGGGATACGGTCTGCATCCTCTACCGTTAATCTACGATTAGGAGTAAAGTCGGTATCAACTACAATTGCCTGAATGAACTTAGTAAGGTTCATAAGGTTTCTTACATCCATAGGATTAGATAAGATATCCTCATCTGCACCATTCTGTTCCCTGATTGAGAATTTATAACCTGATGGGGTTATAAACTCGTGTGTTCTACAATTTAATTCCATGTTTAAATAATTTATTTGGTTATACTTTAGTTCATAGTGTTCGCTGTAACAACAAGAAAGGGGTGAGCCCTTTCTAGGAATCCCACCCCTCCCACCTAAAAATCTTAGTGAAAATAGACTAAGCGTTTTTAATACTTATCTACAGTACCTACTGAGAATTCGATACTTTCGATAGTGTTTTCTGAAGCCATTCTGTCCAGGTCTAATCCTGTAATCTTACATGGCCATACCTCTTCGAAGAGGTGGGTGTTAAGTACGGAAACTCCATCTTCAGCAAGTTCATTTACGATTACATTTTCCCAGTATTGGCTTGGTACCAAACCTCCACCAGCAATCATATCTTGGCATGAATAAAGCCAATCATGAAGCCATGTATCTGAACCTGCAGTAGTTAAAAGTTTACCTACTACTAAGTTACCTACAGTAACTCTACCGGCAGTTTTAACGTCCCGGTTAACGTCTCCATGAGCAACCTGGTCAATCTCTACATCTGGCAAAGTACAAGTTTGGAACAGATAAGTATTGATTGGGTGCTTAGGGAATGTGATACTCCAAAGGAATTTCTTTCTTGGATTCTTTACTTTTGCTCCCATGTTTTCTTAATTTTATTCGTTAACGTCCTGAATAGATACGGACTTGGATGCTTGGTCAATATAGATACCCATAGTGATTTCTTGCATCGGAACGATATCCTTGAATTTCAGGATTGCTTTGTATTTACCCTGACGAACATCGGCTTCATTGTTAACCGATAAGTCATTGTACGAGTTAGCGTCTTGGTCACCCATCCAGGTGTATTCAGACATGGCATCTTCATCTACCAAGTTATCCAGCATTGGTTTAACTTCTAGATAAATCTTATTCCAAGTGTTCCAGATATTTGGTTCTTCCAAATACTTTTCTAGAATAGGTCTAAGATTCTTTTTGAGATACAGATTCAATCTTACAATTGCAAGGAATCTTTCTGAATCCTGTTTTACCTGAGAAGAGAAACAATGCCACAGCAAAGTTTGTTTACCTTGGTTAGGAACATCTTTGATACAGATTATATTTGCATAATTCTGTGCTAACTCATTGAGTTCCTTAGTTCTTGAAGGAGAACCATAATTTGGGCATACTGGACCATTACCATCATAGATAATGCCCCGATTCATACCAGCAAATGATTTCCAAGGTCCAAACTGAGAAGCAGAAGCATCTCCTAATCCTGCAATGGTACCAAGAACATCTGAATCTACCAAGTTACCGTCGGCATTATAGTATTTAATACCACCACCAAAGTAAGCAACATACTTACTGTTACCTACAGTACCAAGGCAAGTCTGAATCCAAGTTATGATTGATTTCAAGTCTCTTGGTTGGTCACCCTGAGTATAGTGAGTAGTATATTTTGGTACTTCAATGTAGTATGTGTATTCTTGCAGTTCCTTAACCATGTCTACGGCAGCCTTGTGTACTTTAAGTACATCAGCAGATGCTTCAAGATGTTGGTCAATGTGTGAACAGAAAATTTGATATACATCTACGTAATCCTTAACGAATTCCAGAGAAGCAATCCATTCGTCTGCCGTAGGAGTACTACCGGCACTACCAATTGTACCATTCAATTTTACTCCATCGGCAGTGATAGCAGCACCATTGAGTTTAATATCAATTGGGTTTCTTGTCCCATCTACATCATCAGTTAACCATTTGATGAAGTTGTTCCAAGATTTAATGTTCTCTGTCTTTTCGGTTAATACCGGAACGATGTATTCTGAGTTCTTTGCAAATGCACTTAGAGCAAGGTAATCTACAGAAGTATCATTGTTATCATCTGCAGTTTTGTAGGTTACTACTGGACCTTGTTCAAGTACCTGGCCATTAGCACTAATTACTTGATAGTAAACCGTGTTAGCCTGTTTGTAAATATTCACAGAGAAAGTTTCAGCACTACCAACTGGGTCTCCATATCCTTTAGTTACCAAACCAAAGCCAACAGCAACTGAACCAGAAGTAAACTTGAAAAGAGTAGAAGCCGTGGGTTCCTCGGGAGTTGCAGAAGCTACTACCGGAGAACCGTCTTCAGCAGCCTTAGGAGCAGATGCAGCTTTAGCTCTTGTTGCAGCAGATACTACACCTTTGGTTGCACCCTTACCAAGTACACGAATAATACGAAGCTTAGAACCACCATTGAAAGCCTTTTCGATGTTTGATACAGAACCATCTGGTACTATCTCAGAACCAAAGACTCTTTGGAATTGAGAGAAAGATTGGATAAGTTCTGAGGGGTCATCATATGGACCTTTAGTAGTTCTAGCCAATACACATGAAACTCCTAACATAGGAGTAGTTTGAAGAACGTTATCGTTCTTAAACTCGAAATTTACAGATGGTGAATTAGGCATATTTATACTAATTAAGTTAATTACTCATTTATTTAATACCCTCTAGTATTGAGCTATTTTACGTTAAGGTTAAGTAAATCTGACTCTTGCTTTTCGGTTAGTCCCATCAATACGGATATATCCTGAATTGGTACAAGTTCACCTTCTTCAGCAAGTCTCTCAGGTAATATACCATCCTTACAAGTATACTGATATACCTTTTCAAGTAGACCATGATTCTCGTCAGGGTGGTCATAGTAATTACCTATTTCTATAAATAGGTTTCCGGTTGGTGCTACCTTACCATCTTCCCATTCTTCTAAGTTATTATAATAAGGTCTTACGTATCCACGAGAAGGTAATGCTTCATACATAATACTATGAAGTAACCTCATATCGGCTTGAGTATTAGATACCAGATGAATATCTAGAGTTATATCTTTTGTTTCGTATGGAAATTCTGATGCTTGATAATTTCCACCCTCTAGTTTATCACCAATGATATATTTGTTCACACCTATATCACCATTATAGAACCCTTGTAGTTCAATGGTAATTCTAGGGCATGTCTTTGCACCCTTAACCTGATTGTTACCTATACCGTATATGGGAATGAATTTAGGCATAGCATCCTTATCTGCCTGAAATCTTTTCTCGTTCTCCTGTGATAAGGGTAGGTAGTCTTCTGGGTTAAGAGTTAAACCTTTTTTAAGTGCCGTTTGTAATAGACAGATATAAAAGGTTCTTTCTACGATTTCTTCTGTATTTACCATATCATCCTAAACTTCTTACTGCTAATACTGTAAATAAAGCTTTACCTCCATCCGAAAATTCTACATCCCAACCTCCAGATATAATATTTAAAGATAGAGTAGATTGTCTAGCTCTAGCCGTACCAGAAAAAGTAGAGACGAATGTATTACCCACATTACCATATCCTTCAACCCAATAAGTTGTAGTACTCCCAGAAGGTTGAATATTAGAAACCACTCTTTGTTCACCAATTGCTGGTATTTTGAATGCGGCTACACTTTTATCTACTTCTTTACCTTCGATAAATTTATATTTATAGCCAGTTACTGTAAACCCACTAGAACCTTCTAAAGCAGTAGAACTTAACATTATACTAACATTAGGTTCTAAATTATAATTATAAGTTACTTCTCCAGCTGCCTGGGTTACAGTTACTGTTTTAGTTAGACCACCAACTTGCTTGATAGTTAAAGTTCCACTGAGAAGCTGTTCCGTATGATTCTTAGAAGTAATGGATACCTCTAGAGTCTTTTCTTCATTATCAGTAAATCTTAGTCCAGCAGTAAATGGAGGTTCCTCTAGGAATTCTGCTGTAACTTCTACATTTTCCCAATCTCCTTGGGGTGTACCATTAATCATTTCCCTACGTTGAGAAGTGATTGCCAAAGTATCAGAGCCACCCTTACCCAATATGTTTATGGCTTCCTTATCTACTTCTAATTTGTATTCGTAGTTAAGGCTGCCTTTCTTTTGAATAAGATTTACAGTCTTAGGTACTCTATTAACTGTAATGGTAAGGATGGCTTTTTTATCTGCTTCTGTATCATTCACTTTTAACGGATGTACCATTACAAGTGCAGGACCAGTACCAGATGTTTTATCTGCTTCAAAATCTGCCATTACTTTGTATATTTTCTAAGTTCTTTTCTTAATTGATTTCGTATCTCTTTCTCTAAAACTACGTTTCCACCGGCTGCCTCGAAAGCAGGTTTCCATAAAGGACGAGGTGGAAGATTACCATCTCTACTACCATACTCCAACATGATAGCAATTTGGTTAAGTGTTTTTCGAGAAGTTCTACCAGAGTATGTTATCTTCCTTAATCCTGGAGGAAGACCAACAAAGGTTCTATCTTTCTGAGTTACCATTGTAACTGACCTTGCATATTGACCAGTAAGGTTTAATAAAGTATGTGCTCCATACTTCTTAAGTGTAGCAGTAGCATGAGGAGGCCAAGAAACTTTGGAACCAGGTGGAGGTAGACCATTATTTAAACTACGCCTTACTATACGAAGAAGTTGATTGCCAAACTTTCTAGTACCTAACTCGTATCCGAGCTTCATGATACTTGGAGTCTTGGCAATCAACCTCTCAGCCTGACGTTGTTTAACAGGGTCTACATAAATCTGAATATCACATAGATTATTCGAGAGGTTTATGTTAACCTTTCTGCTTGCCATCTTTATTCTTATTTAATCCCAACTCACTGGCAATCTTCATAAGAATATCTTGTTGCATGGATAACTTCTCTGCTACTTCGGTTTTAAAAGCCTCGAACTCTTCTTGCTTATAAGCCGGAGCTGGTTGTTGTTGAGGAGTTAGCATACCCTCGATTGTATGAAAGATATTATCACATTCAGTAACTACTGCCTCATATTTCTCTCGGTTATTGAGGATATTTACAGCAGTAGTCCTTTGGATATTTACTTCGTTTACGATATTGCGTAAGTCGGTAGTGTAATAAACATTATTATAAATACCCTCTGCAGCATCTGTAGGAAGGTATATAGTCACCGCAGATACAGAGTCTTGAATAGAGATTTCTGTATTTGCTGTAAAGCTTCCATCTGGGCCAGTAGCTCTTGGTTTGCTCTCACCAACTTTTAATACTTTAGCGGTATCAAAGATTGGATACCCAGAACGTCTGTCTCTCTCTAAGGTGTATATGGTATCACCTTTCTGCAATTTAGAAAAAATCAAATCTTCCATGTTCATCTTTTATTAATTAAGTTTAAACCAAATGATACTGCACCTGGATTCCTTTGCATAAAGTCTACCAGGTTTAAGAATTGATAGTATCCAAATTGGTCAATGAGTGACTGTGCTTTATTTGCTACTTCCTTTGCTATCTCTGCATTGGGAGCAGGCAATGTAAGTTGAATAGTAAAATCTTTTAGTTGATTTCCATTGGTTGGTTCTTTCTTAATCTCTTCACTTTCCATATCGTTTTATCTTTAGGTGGGTATAAACGAAAAAAGGAGTACACCTATGTAAGATGCACTCCTTCCTAATCTGGCTTACGTAATGACGACGGTCATTATTAAGCTGGGGTTGTGGATGTAGTCTTAAGAGCTGCAACTACTGACTGGATAATGTTCTGGTCTCTCTGAGCATCTACTACTCGGTTGAGACGGGCAATTTCCTGGTCTTTAGCAGTGTTCTCGATAAGACACTTGATTTCCTGTTGGCCATTCTTGAGGTCACAACAGCAACCATCATTACAACCGCGGTCAGCGACGATTACGCCCTCACCACCAGATTTAACTTCTACTCCCATAATTTTTGAGTTTTAAGTTGTTAAACATAAATTTGATTTTTAAAGTTATTCGTATATGGCCATATACATTAATAATGCTATAGTATCGTATTATTACTAATACAGAGACTTACCCGTAGATTACTTCAAAGTAGATAGTCGGATGGTCAGAATTTTTTGGAGTAAGTGTAACTGTTGCAATTGTAGTTCCATTATTAGAATAAGAACTTCTTAAACTTACTTCTAACCTTATACCTCCACCATAAGCTCCAGCTTCTGAAAGTATTGAAGGAGTTATCAAAAAATAATTGTTCATACCGGGAGAATATTCAATACCTATTTGATAATCCTGTTGAGAATAACCTACTGACAAACCCTTATTGATTTCTGTGGGACTACTACTATCAAAATCCTCAATAGTTCTTGCTTGAAGATTACTTAGTCTAGCTTTCATAGGTTTACCAGTTTGAGGCTTTCCAGTAATCATGCAATTTATTACTCCAGTAGCAGGTAAGTTACACCAAACTCCTGTATATCCTCCAGGAGTCATATCCCCTATGTCAGTAGTATCTAAAGAATCTGGGCTATACCATTGGTAAATAAGGGGGATTTGATTACTATCACCGTAAGAGTAATAGTTACCCAACTCTGCATGAAACTCTTGTTTAATAGTTACGGGTTTAGTCTGAGTTACGTATAGGTATAACCTTTTATTTGATGGATTACCCGGTTGAGTAAAGGTCCTGGTAGCCTGCCTATCATAATCTTCCTTATTCTCATCTACCAAATAAGCGTAGTCATAATAGTTTTGGGCAGTTTGACCGTTTTCTACTAACCTACCCCAACTTACTGGAGTTGCAGTATCTTCGTCTTCATTAGGTTTTATATACTCTGTATAGGCAACCTGGGATTGATTGCTAGCAAGTAAGTACTCACATTTAGAAATTATGGTTATAGGAGAAATGCTACCTGCACTAGAATCATGACTTACATTCTTTATAGTTACACTTTCAACTTGGTCATACCATTGGAAGGTCCACCTCTTTACAGTTGCTACTGGTTTATGAGTAAGGTACAGATAAGCAGATTTACTTGGGTAATCGGCTATCCTATATTGTACTGTACCCTTTAAATCGAATACCGAACCATTGATAGACTTAGGATATGCCCTTACGGTAGTTATAGTTGGGTCATATGATAACGGTGTATTTGTAACTGTAAAGGAATCTATACCAACTCCACTAAAAATAACTTCGTATTCTGCAGCTTCCTCAGTATCAGATTCTATACCATTAATTACTGGTTTTCTCCAACATTTTAAATCTATAGATTGACCATGACTAGAACCAAACTGAGTACATTCCCAATTCATGGAATATCCCCCTACATCGGGATTACCATTAAAACCAATATAATAATTATAGGATACAGTTGCAGCTGATTGGTTGATATCTACTTGGTCAAGATTACTTGTACCTACTTGTCTAATTGTTACAGTAGCACTTCTAATTGAAGATACTTTATTCTCTAAGCAAGTTACGAATAACTCAGCTTGAGTCTGGTCATTACTGTTTTTGGTAACTTCTAACCAGGATTCTTCGATTGGGTCAATGGTTACTTCTACAAATTCTTTAGTTGAAGTTTGTGTACCATTGATTACCTTCGTTCTGTAAGAATTAACTACAATAGTATCGGGGTCTATCATCTTAGCTGGTACATTCAGTACCTTGGATGAAGGCTGAAATATATTAAAGGTATAATTCCAAGTAATACTAGCAGCTTGTTGCTCAATTGTCAAAGTTATTGAACCATCACCAACGGTTTGAAAGATAACAATATCTGCACTTCTTTGACTAGTAGTTGTATTCTCATCTACGGTTACTATGAGTGTATTAGATTGCTCTTCTACATGAATCCAACTTGGAGAACCCAGTATAGACGTAGTCCAAGTAGTATCTTCACTTTGACTTGTAACAGAACCGTTAACAATCTTATACCTTTTACTACTTATGGTAAAAGAGTAAGTACCACTAGGCTTAGCAGGCACTTGTTGATTTAAATCTTGAGTACCGTTATTTACCTTTAGTTCATAAGACCAAGCAACACTAGCACCTGCTTGTTTTACACCTAAACTTAGAGTTTTACTACCGTACTCTAAGTTTAAACTACCACTAAGTTGAGATTCAGAAGTATTCTCTGGCATAGTAGCACTTATACGATATCCCACACCAAGTTCATAAGTTACACTAGTACTACTTACAAAACTAGGTTTAGTTTTTACAGTAGGAGTATCATCATGCCAAGTTGTATCTTTACCATTTACCACGTCCCAATAACCAGACCTTACTAAAGCTTTAACAGTTCCTCCAATATTTGGAGCTGTAGGGAAACTCTCCTTAATAACCAACTCTTCTCTAATGGCTACTGTACCTGCGGCCTGACTACAAGTAATGGTTACGGTTTTGCCTGAACCCACCTGCTCATATACTACAGTACCAGTTCTTGCTTGAGTTGTAGTATTCTCTTTCAGGGTAATAGCCACAGCAGCAGTAGCACTTTGTATTTCAGCAGAAGTAGATTTAACTTGGATATTAACACCTTCATGTGAACCTTCTACTAAAGAACCATTAATATATTTTTCACGATAACTACTAATTGTCCCAGATTTGGTTGTACCTAAGGCATCAAAGTTTAACGTTGGAGTAGAAGTAGTTAATGTATATCTCCATTCTACTAGATATGCACTTTGAGTTACCGTAACTTCTTTATAAACGGTATCCATAGTTGCCCTTACTACTACGCTTCTTTGATTTGCAGTTGTGTTTTCTGCAACAGTCAAAGTAGTACCTGATAAACTGAATCCGGTTACTGCAGTAGGTATACTTAACGTTGGAGTACCAGTAGCATCGGATGCTGCATTAGTTGCACCTGAAGACCAATGGTTAGTTCTACTTGCCCTTGCACTTGCAGAGATTTGTGATGTACCACCTTGTTCGGTAAAGGTACTTGGGTTTGCAGAAATGGAAACTACCCATGTACCTTGACTTGTATTGGTAATCTTATTCTCTGCCTGATATATATCGATTGAGGCACTACCAGATTTACCATTAAGAGTAACGGTTAATGTACGGCTTCCCAACTTAGTTCTTGCCTTTGCAGTTGTACCAAGATTAGAACCTGAGATATTTTCGGACCATACTACTGAAGCTCCAGAACTTATAGTACCACCATCATTGGTTTTACCATTCCATCCCCAAAGTTGAGAATAAGTATAAGTAGGTGTAACTGCAGTCCCTCCTGATGCAGGGATATCTGCAATGCTTCCTAAATATACAGTAGGTGTACCATAAGTTTTTACACCTGCTAACTGAGCAAATGTTACTGTAACTTTTTTACCAGATTCATTTTGAGTACTAGTAAATACTTGAGAACGGGAGTTTTCTGATTTATTCTCTAAAGCAGTATAGTGATTCTCGTCATCCATAAATATCCAAGAGGGTAAGTCAGGAGATGAAAAACCTACATCTACACTAGTACCCACAGGTTTACCATTTATATACCTTTGCTTAAATGAATTATACCCTGCTATTGCGGGAGTTGCAGAACCTCCTAAAGCTGTATAATTTAGATTTGGATTCTGAACTGAAAAGGTATACTCCCAAGTTTCAACTCCTGCATCCTGAGTAAATTGAACTGTTATCTGTTTACCTGACTCATTCTGAGTAAAGGTTAAACTTGCAGAACGTTGATTTAGAGTTGTATTTTCTGAAGCTTTATAACCTTCATCATAAACAATCCAGTCCGGATAAGCAGATTTGGTATAACCCACAGAAATAGTATCTCCGATAGCTACTCCATCTATCTGTTTTTGTTTAGTAGTACCTAAACCAAACCACCGAGGAGTAGGATACCCTCCCAAAGCTGGGAAGTTTAAAACTGTGTCTACTACAGTAAAAGCATATCTATAGGTTACCTTATGAATATCAGAAAGTTGTACGGTTTCATTGTTTCCATAGGAACTGGCATTGGATATTTCCAAGCCAACGTAATTTTCTCCCGTTCCTGTAGGAGAGAGTGCCAACAATTCAGCCTTGGTAGGGCATTCGTTTGAATCCTTACCAAGGCCTACTTTAGTTTTGACAGCACTCCATGTTGCTATCTCACCCATATTAATCTAAGTTTGTGAACAAAAGTTTTTCTCTTAATTCATCAATCTCGGCTTTCAGAAGTTTAATACCTTCGATTGCCAATACTGACATCTTAGAATAATCTACCTCTTTAACCAGGATATAGGTTTCTCCATCCTTTTCTACCTTTTCGAAGGCTTCTGGATTAGGAACTGTTTCAGGTTTAACCGTATTCTCAGAAACTAATTCTGGGAAATATTTTTCGATTGTCTGAGCAATTGTACCTATATCGTGATTACCACGAATCATAAATGAATCCGTAGGTATAGAGCAGATTTCATCGAGAGTATGTTCCAATGGTTTAATGAAAGTCTTAAGTCTTTCGTCAGATTCTTTCCATAAACCAGAAGGAGCAGATACCTTCTTAAAGATAATCTCAGCAGTAGTACCCAATCCCAACTGGTCTCTTGTTACTCCATGAGGATTACTCATGTTCTGCATGTGAGTAGTAAGATTGGTTTGAGCATTGGTACCTGCAGCCTTGGCATCTGCAATAGCCGTAGCTTGAGCAGTAGATACTGGTTTATCTGCATCTGATGTATTGTTAACATTACCTAATCCCACTTGAGCTTTAGTTACTGCATGAGGGTTAGATTTATTACCGATATGAGAATCTACTTTGGCATTCACAGTAGTATCTGCTTGAGCTCTTGTTGCAGCTTCATCTGAAATTAACTTCTCTACTCTTGTAATCTCACCTTTTCTGTCATTGACTTCTTTAGTGATATTATTCTGGAGAGTAGTATCTGCACCTCTTAAGTCTTCAGCAACTAATTCAACTGCAGCTTCAAGGTCAGTTCTTACTTGAGTATCTGCAGCTTTTCTGTCGGATACCTCTTTATTGATAGCAGTAGTGAGTTCTGTTTTAGCAGCAGCTATTGCAGAATTTCTATCTACTACCTCTTGAGCAATATCATCAGCCAATTCTCCTTGCAAAGCATTAATAGCCTCAGTTCTTGCTGTAACCTCATCTGAGATTTGTTTTGGTAAAGTAGTATCAAGCTTAACCTTATCTGCAGCAGCCATAACACCAGCTTTAGCAGATGATGCAGTAGGAATTTGTAATCCTTGGATACCAGTACCATCTGCCCTTTCATAATTTATGGCAGCTTTAGAGGCATCTGTAACAATTGAGATTAATCGTATAGGATTAAAAGCCATAAGAGCATTAAGATTATCCGTAGTGGTTTTACCTTTTGCTCCATCATAGGCAGTACCAGTAATCTCTCCAATTACTACTCCACCAGAAACAATCAGAGACCAAGTAGTACCAGTCCATCTAAATTGATAACCAGGTTCTCCAGTAGTTACATTCTGATAAATCTTTCCTGCCTCTCCAGTTATTGGTGTATTATGGTCGGCATCTGAAAAGAGAGCTATATTAGAAAGATCTCCAGTAGGAGACTTATCGTAGGTTGCATATACATCAATTACATCATCTACATATGAAGGTAATTGTTCAGCCGGTACTTTACCATTTTCATCCAGAGAAGCTAATCCACTAGCTTGTGCCTTAGTTGCAATGAAGGCATCTAGGGCATCCTGAACTCCTTGTATATCCTCGGTTAATTCCGTTTTCAAGGCAGCATCTGCTTCTGTTCTTGCAGTTACCTCATTATCAATTCGAGTACCCAATGCAGTATCAGCAGCAATTCTATCCTGAACTTCTTTATTGATAGCCGTAGTTAACTTGGTGTCTAAGGCAGTATCGGCATCTTTTCGATTCTGAACCTCGGTAGCTATTGAAGCTTCTAAAGTGGTCTTTGTAGTTTGGATTAATTCTTTGAGTTCTGTTTCCAGTTCTGAAGTATCAGTTCCAAGACCATCAATCAAAGCCTTCAAAGCTTTACCTTGTTCTGCACTTAATGGTACCTTAGTTCCACCTGCAGTTAAGTTATTTACTACATCTCCTTCGATAAGAATTTTACCAGCTCTTACTGTAGAAATAGACCAAGCACCTTGAGCAGTTCTCTTGAACTCTCTGTAGAATTCCATACCAGCCAATTCATACATAAATCTCAAAGTAATGGCACCAGTAGTAGGACCACTGAGTTGTAAACTTAATCTAAATTGTTGATAGAAATTGTTGCCGGTATCTACCAATATATAAGGACGGTGTGTAGTGTTATTTGCAATCTCATTAAGCAATTCATCAGTAAATACTGCTGCAATCTCTTCTGAGGTTGCCGAAGCAGATATATTGAATGCTGCTGCCGGGATAATAATTGGTTCTAATTGAGCATCAAGTTTTTTCAAAGAATCAACTACATCAACTGAACCGCCCATATAATTCGTATCAGTAAGAGCTGGCATTCCCAAATCATTGGTAAGACCTACTGCAGCTTTTACCTTATTGAATTTAGAATCAGCATCTGCTTTATCGACTTCAATTCGTTTTTGTACTTTACCAAAAGCTGCCGAAGTAGTATCTGTTACCTTTACATCCAAATCTGCAGGAGTAGTACCGGTTGCCTTTACATAGCCATCGAGTTTGATATCAGTACCATTAAGTACTGGATTAGAATCCAAACGATGAGTATTGATAGTATGAGCATTGGTAGCATCAATATTATCCTGCAAAGTAGTATCGGCTTCAGTACGGGCAGTCTCTTCAGCATCAATATTATCCTGCAAAGTAGTATCTGCAGCTTCCCTTGCATCTTCTTCATTATCGATACGAGTACCTAATTCATTGTCGGCATTGGTACGGTCTGTAACTTCTTTATCGATACGAGCATTCAGACGAGTATCTTCTTGAGTTCTTGCATACTCCTCGGCATCAATATTGTCTTGGAGAGTTTTGTCAGCAGCTTTTCTTTCTGCAATCTCAGTATCGATACGAACTCCCAGTGCAGCATCAGCAGCAGTTCTTGCAGCTTCTTCTGCATCCAGGGCATCTTGAAGAGCCTTATCTGCAGCCATTCTTTCTTCCCTTTCGGTTCCCAGGTCTGCAGTATTCTGGTCGATTTTACCTTCCAACCGAATGTCTTCTGCCTTACGAGCAGCAATCTCAGTTTCAAGTAAAGCCTTAACTTCCAGATAAGAACCAGAAATATTATTCTGAATACCCTGAATCAATTCCAAATTTCTCTGAATGTTTGCAGCATTCTGAGTGATAAGAGCATCTTGGTTATTTGCTCTTGCCAACAATTCAGTACGAGTTTCAGTAACATAGGTTCTTAAGTCTTCTACTGTCTTGGTCAGAGTAGTACTTAGAGTAGTAAGCTTGGCATCTAAAGCAGCATCACCTTCAACTCGTTTTTCGGTTTCTGTCTCAATCTTCGTAGTTAACTCATTTAACTTCTGAGTCATGGTTGTTGCGAAGTTGGGGTCATCGCCTAATGCCCTAGCAATCTCTTCCAGAGTATCCAATACACCAGGAGCAGAACCAATGATTTTCTGAATTGCAGCTTCTACCTCAGCTTCAGTTTGGAATCCTGAATCATTCAGAAGTTCAGAAACTTTAGTTATGTAATTAGCATGTTCCTCGATTCCATTAAGTTTATTCAGAAGAACATCGGTAAAGTCGTTTGAAGAAAGTACCTTACCATCTACTTTATCTACCTTCTTAGATTCAAGACCCTGGATAGCAGTTGTACGGTCTGAGATTTCCTGGGCAATCTTATTATCTAATAGGGTATCGGCATTAATACGGTCTGTAACTTCTTTATCAATGTTTACCTGAAGAGCTGTGTCACCTGCTAAACGAGTATTAGCCTCATCTGAGATATCCTTAGTTAAGCCATTTACTTCGTCTTTATGATTTGCTATTGCAGTATCCAAATTGGCCTGTATAGCATTCTCTCTAGCGGTTGCTCGGTCTTTCTCAGTATTGATTGCTACCGTGTTAGCTTCTACCTTTGCTTTGACTTCATTTAAACCTGCAGTAGAACCAGTCTCCAAAGAATCAATTCGGTCACTTAAAGTTTTATCTGCTGCTTCCCGGTCCTTAACTTCTTGAGTAACCTCACCTTCTACTCGAGTAATCTCGGATGAAGTCTGTTGGCTTAAGTTAGATATCTGACTTTCAATCTTAGTTTCAAGTGCAGTATCTGCAGACTTACGGTCTCCAATTTCCTTATCCAGGTTTACTTGAAGGATTTGGTCTGCTGCCTTACGTTCAGCTGTTTCTGTACCCAAAGCAATGTTGGTAGTATCAATACGAGAACTCAGATTACTGTCGCCATTAGTACGGTCCACAATTTCCTCATTAACCATATCCTTAACTTCTTTGTAGTTATCAGCAATGGTTTTATTCATGGCAGTGATTGCCTCAGAGTTCTTTGTGATATTTGCTTGGTTAGTAGCAATAGCCGTAGTATTAGCATTTACCTGAGCAGTCAATTCGTTCTTAACCGTATTGATAGCATCCTGCATTGACAAAGCCAAATCCGAAACTCTCTGAGTAAGAGCAGCAATATTATCGGTATGGGTTTTATCTGCTTCCTTTCTATCAACAGTTTCTTTGTCGATATTTGCCTGCAAGATAGCATCAGCATCTTTACGGTCTTGGATTTCTTTTGCCAGGTTATCTTTAACTACTTGAAGAGCAGTATTTCCAGTAGCAGCCGAGTTATCTACATACTCTTTAAGTTCTTCCTTAAGAGCAGTATCTGCTTCAATTCTTGCGGTTTCTTCATCAGTTATATTTGCCTGGAGGGCTACATCAGCAGCTTCCCGGTCTTCAATCTCTTGGTTTACCTTTTCTGTGATTGCTGCCAACTTCTTGGTGATAGTTGAAGCAAAGTTAGGGTCATCGCCTAATGCCCTAGCAATCTCTTCCAGAGTATCGAGTACTTCCGGTGCAGAACCAATAATCTTTTCAATTGCAGCTTCTACTTCTGCTTCAGTCTGATAACCGGCATCATTTGCCAATTGTGATACCAAGGTAATGTAATTTGCATGTTCCTCGATTCCATTCAATTTGGCAAGCAAGAGATCTGTAAAGTCATTCTTAGTTAAAGAATAACCTTCTCTTTTATCTACCTTCTTGGAATTAAGGTCAGCATCTGCAGCAATACGAGCTTCCTTCTCTGCTTCAATTGCAGCAAGTACATCGGACTTATCACCATCAGTCTTTTCACTTAGGGCAGTTATCTTCTGGTCAAGGATTTGGTCCTGAGCAGTACGAGTTGCAGCTTCAGAATTAATATTAGTCTGAAGAACCTGGTCTGCAGATTCCCGAGCTTGAGCCTCTTTATCAATGTTTACCTGGAGGGTATTATCTGCATTGGTACGGTCAGCTACCTCTTTGGTAATTGAATTCTGAAGAGTTTCATCGGCAGCTTTACGATTTACTACCTCATCAGAAAGTTTACTTTCTAAGGCAGCATCACCAGTTTGACGATTAGTGATTTCTTCAGTGAGTTTCAACTGAATGTTTGCATCTGCATTTGCTCTCAATTGGGCTTCTGCAGCAATGTCTTGTTTGAGCTCTGCCTTATCATTGATATGCAATGTATTCAGTTGGTGAATACTTTCTGATAAAGCATCGTCAGCCGTTTTACGAAGCTCAGCTTCTTTATCTACCAAGTCTTTAGCATATGCCTTAGCTTCTGCCAATGAACCAGTAGTTTCATTTCTGAGGTCTGCAATGTCAGCAGTATTCTTATCGACTTTTGCTTCTATCTTATCTATCTTATTGATAAGGTTAGTAACTGCAGTGTCGATTTTATCATTAAGTAAATCCACTGCCTTAATGAAATTAGAGTTAACCTCACTAATTTGGGTACTCAGTTTCCCTTCCTCCTCCTTAGCTCGGTTAACTTCATCTGTCAGTGCATTACGTAAATCCGTTAATTTGTTGGTAATTGTAGTAGCAAAGTTGGGGTCATTTCCCAATGCTTCTGCCAATTCCTTTAATGTATCAAGTGCATCATCGGCACCATCAATCAAATCACTGATAGCTTGTCTTACCTGTTCTTCAGTTTGGAACTTAGTATCATTCTCCAACTGAGAAAGCTTAGTGATGTAGTTTGCTCTTTCTTCAATGCCTTCCAGTTTCTCTTTGAGTTTATCCGTGAAGTCATTTTTAGATAAGTCGTATCCTTCTCTCTTATCTACCTTATTGGCAATAGAAAGAACGAATGCCCAGAACTCATTAATAGTTCCAGCAAACCCGGCCTTTACGAAGTCATCAAAATAACCTTGTAAAAGTCTTTGGTCAATTTCTTCATTTGTGTAATACTTACTTACGTACATATTGTTATTATTTTAAGGATTGATTACTTGCTTACCACAGAAGAAGTCAGAATTCTTATCTCTGAATGGTTCTCCTTCTTTTCCACAGAAGGCATTCATTGGAATATCTGGATGTTCTGGGTCTGGGTCTCCCCCGTCTTCAATATCACCCCTGATTATTGCATAATCTGGAAGTTGATTGATACGGAATTTTATCACCTGGCCAATACCCGGATGAGGTATTATCTTATCCCAAACTTCTCCAAAGTAATCTTGAAAGCAAGTAACGAACTTACCTCCAGTCATAGACTGAAATGTAGTAACGTCTAAATTACTTTTCTTACTTTCAATATGTACTCCAGATGTACCGTTCAAGACAATCAGGTTACTGTCAAACCAAATACCGTTTCCGGTATTAATTGGTTTCCATCGTAACATTAACATCTTTGCCATATACTTTTCAATTTTATTCTACGAATTGTATTTTGGTATCTCGGTCCCTTTTTAGGATAACCATGAAGACTAATGCTTCATCCTTGGCCTGAGCAACTTGTGTATCTCCAGAAGGTTTATAAGTAATACCATTAATTACGAACCTATCTTCAGACCAGTTAAAATCCCAATAGCCTTCTGGAGTTAAATGTCCCAGTTGTTCTATATATGATTTAGTAACCAGTATTGATAAATTCTCATCATCGAGTTCTCCAGTTACTGTTGCCTTATTAATAGGCCAGTTTCTGAAGGCATTGTAATAACATAATGCCTCGATTGGTATATTATAATATTTAGGGATTTCATCTTCTCCATGACTTAGGAGTTGATTTACATTCTTTGCCCAAGTTATAGTTTGCCTACCAGCATCTATATCCAAGAAATCATTTATAATCTTCTTGTATCTATCCCAAGACCGGTTCTTAACCAATCTATGAGGAGTCTTGGTCATCGTTTTCTAATTAAGGTTCTACCATTACGTTTTACTGGAGAGCTGGGGTTTGGCCCATCTATTAATCCAGGTCTTCTTCTGTCTACTACTCTTGGAACTACTACATGACTTGCTTGGTCACAGAATGGTAAGTAGATTTCCAATCGTCCAGCTAACATACAAAGGTTTTTTCTTAACTCGTCTATGATACCACCAGGTTGCATTGCTTGAGAAAATGTTTTCCATAGGGAAGATGTTGCATCGGCAAGTGTATCATAGTACTGTACTTCAGTAGGCCCAGTTGTGATTTGTTTGATTCTATCACCTCGAGCTTGTTCCGGTTTAGAAGAACCATCACCAACTTGTTCTTTGGTTGAAGTAAGTTGACTTAGGTATTCTCCTGTACTTGTTAATAAATTAAGGAGCTTAACATTGAGATAATCCCATGCTGCCAATTCCATAATTAATTGGTTTTCTAGAGCTTCATACATTAACTCATCATTATATTTATCCAGTGGGATAATATGATTTACTAGCGGTTGGATATATAACTGCCATTTAGTTATGTACATTGCTTTCTCTTCTGATGACATACCATCTGAGATTTCTGAAGGAATGTAATAATTGATTAGGTTATATATACTATCGGTTAATGTAGTTTTAGACTCGGTATTTACAATTACGGTTTTAGTTGCATTTAAGTTAAGTCCTTCGGAGTTCGTTATGTTCAACGCTACTGTATAGAATCCGGACTTTTCATAAGTATAAGTAGGTTGTTTAACATCATAAACGGACCCCTTATCATCACCAAAGTCCCAGTCAAAAATGGCCTTGGCTGGGACTTTGGTTAATACTCTAAATGAAACTTCCAGACCATTCGCAATAGCTACAAAGTCTAGATTGTCCATGGTATCTTATTTTTTAGATTCTTCGAACTCTTCCAACAGAACCTGAATCAGAGTTTCAACTGTATCACCTTTGTCGGCAACAATTTCGTGACGAGCAGCGATAAGGGTTGCTTCTTCGAGAGTATAGGCTTTGGCAATCTTTTTGATTTCCATACCTTTTTCGAACTGAGCATTCAGTTTCTTTTCCAACTTATCGATGTCATCATTGGAGTATTTGTCGACAGCTTTCTTATCAAGAACCAAACGCAGGTGACCTGAATTCAAAGCCATCTGAATCTTTTTAGTTCTGTACTGTCGAGCACTCAATTCTTTTTCTTCTCCTCTACAAATTGTAATACCTGTAGATTGGTCATGGAAGCTGTAAGCTTTAGCACCTACAGTTACTTTATATTTATCCATAATTTTACTAAGTTTTAGATGTTTAAAATTAGGGGTAGGTCCTCGCAAAACCTACCCCATCAAGAAATGGAATTATTTGTAAAATAAACCAGGTGTATTATTACTCAAGGTTAACCAAGAGATACGGGTCAATGTTCATAAATTCGGGGAATCCAAATTCTGAGAACTTCTTCTCTGCAGACAGAATCAATGCAGCATCCTGATACATCTTAGAGAAGCCTGTAGTCAGAGTAGCATAGATTGCCTGAGTCTGATTTGATACAATTCTTTCTGATTCAAGCATCAACTGTTTTGCAGTCAGTTTAATCAAAGCAGCAGTTGTATCAATCAACAGCAAACCTTGGTCAGGTGTTCCCGGATGAATATAGAAGTTAGCATTCTTAGGTACCGGAGACTTCACGTTCAGTGTAGCTTCAGTTGTACCAGAATGACGTTCTTTGAATTCCGGCAAGTTCAGCATTTCGATTGCCTGGTCTTCACCACCAATCATAGTAGTAAAGTTACGTCCCATACGAGCAGCTCTTACCCAGATATGTAGCAAGTCTTTGTAAGTGATACCATTCGTAGTTTCATATACACCGATAACCGGAGCAGATTCTGAACCATCAGGTTTGTTACCGTTGATAACAACATCCATTGCCAGAGTATCCATTGCATAACCAAGCTGAACACCGAAGTCACGAAGGTAGATTGCCAATACATCCAGAGATACGTAGTTACGAACTTCATCAGTAAGTTTGAATCCCTTACCAATTTTGAAGAGACTTACTGATTTCTGTCCAAAGCTTACATCTCCCAATGGGATAGTTTCTGCTTCGTTAACCTTTGCAGGTGCAGCATCGGACATATTAATCATCGGCATGATTGCGCTAAGACCACTGATTGACTGGTCAGATGCAATAATCTCCGGATAGAACGGAGCTTGACGCATACCAAGAGTGATAGCAGAACGAATGATTTCCGGAACAATCCAACGAACATCTTGCTGAGGCATCGTGAAGATGTTTTCCATTGTGTCGATTTTCGGATTGATATCCAACTTCTCGAACAATTCATCTTGGGTAATACCCCATTTACCAGTGGTAAGTTCACCTAATGTGATGTCCACAGGTTTTTTGTTCTGTGAACCTTGACGGTAAGCATCCAACTGCTGTACCATTTGAGGAAGTTCTTTTGCGAAGTCTTCTCTCTTCAATTTTGAAATATCAACTTTTTCCATGTTTCTTCTTCTCTTATTTAATAAGTACTTGAATTACCTCGTTTGCCTCATCTGCAGGTGTGATGGCAATGAAAGGTGTAGCATCTGTTGACTGGTTTGCTTTTACAAATCGGCCGTTCAGTAAGTCACCAGAGGGAACTACATATCCTGCTTTTAAGTCAGCAGCATTAGATACCCAGTTACAAATCATGTAACCTTCCACAGCAACAGTTACCTCTACTGGGAATTTGTTCTGTGCTTGGTAAGCAGGATTTACATTGTCGGTTACTGCCACTCCGATATATACCTGAGTAGGTTCAGTGTAAGGTTCAATTAAACCGTCTTCTCCAAGAGCTACCGGCATACCTTGCAAAATTGTTTCACCATCTTTTACACAGAAAGCTTGGTGCAATTTGTGTGATTCACTTTTGTAAATCACCGCTCTTGGGGTCTTTTCCCCAAACAGCGTCATTGGCTGGTCTTTGTTTACGATTTTAGTCATAACAGTGATATTTATCGATTATTACTTGAATTTCTTCTTATACAAGTCTTCGAGGGTTTCCGAAGTAGACTTGGCTTCTGCATTCGAAGTAGTTGCAGGTTTCTGAGTTCCAGTCTTTTCATCAGTCTCTGCAACAGAAGAAGCACGGCTTACATCATGAGAACCACAGCTTGCACATACCATTGGGAATTTTTCTTCCAGACGACTCTGATAATCCTTAGTTAAGGAGATGAGAGTAACGATGCCAGTAGTTTCGGCATTCAACATTGTAACAATAGTTTCATCGGCTTTGTCACCCATCAACTTCTTGTAAGTAGTAACAGCATTTTCACGGAGAGAAGCAATGTGATTCTTTCCTACAGTTGCCATTTCCTTCAAGTTTGCAACTTCTGCATTCAGGTTGGTAATCTGTTCTGTAAGAGAAGATTTCTCTGTAGTAAGATTATCTACCGTTGTCTGAAGACTGTTTTTGGATGATACCAAGCTTTGAATACAAGAAATAACTTCTTCCTGAGTCATTTCTTTGCCTTCTGCCAGAGATAACATGTTATCTCCGAAAAGCTTTTCTAAAAATTCTTGCAATTCTTTGTTCATATTTTCTTTATTAGGATTATGATTTTCTTGGGTACCATTATCATTAAAAGAATCTGGAGTATTGTCCTTTTCTTGGAATGAGTTGAAGTCCGTTTTGTAGTCAGTAAAGAAGTACTGTTTGGACTTGTCATCCCGATATTCCTCATAAGAAGACCAGGTTCTTTTTGCAAAGGTTGGATTAATGATTTTACCATCTTCACCAATCTTTTGAGCAAATGAATCAGCTCCATGAGATACCAGGGATGTTTCCATATATCGAACTACCTCAGTAACTATTCTACGAACCATTTCACCTTTAGAGTCATAAGTACCAAGTTTTTGATAGAATTCACCATCTTCCATTCCTGGGTGTGATTTATCCCACTTAAACTGTACTGTTACCGAGTTACTATGAATTGAAGGAGGTTCCATGAGAATACCTCTAGCAATTCTTGGGTTAGCTTTACCATCAATCTTCAAAATACCGTTGATACCTGCAGGTATAGTAAAGCTTCCATCCTTATAAGACTCCTGCCACATTACTTGAGATACAGCTCCAATTGCATTACCAATATTTGTTTCATGGTCGCAATTTACTGTTTGCCCGAGTAACAGTTTCATGGAAGCCTTAAGTACTCCATTCTGACCAAAGTCAGTAGGATTCCAGTTCTTGGATACAATCGTTTCAGAAAGTAACCTAAACATTGGTTCTATGAACTCTTCGTCCTTCGGAGTAAGTTCCGATTTATCAAGGTTTGGATAATAGGTATTATAATCTATATCCCCTCCCCAAAATCCAAATTGAGCAATGGTATCCGGTGTCGGAGTCTTCCATTTGTAATAATTCTCTGAGAAAGCCTGGGCTCCAACTGCTTCTGGGATATACCCAGCCATAATGGTATGACCCTGGCCAATCACCATTGAATCAAGATGCTCTTTGTTTCTTTTAGTAAATTTACTCATCTTGCTTTTGTATTTTGGTCTCCACGAGATGGAGCCGGATTAGTTTTATCTCTTGACCTACGAGCAGATTGATTTTTATCATCTTGCCTTTGCTTTTTCTTAGTTCCTTCTTGAGGGTCTGAGTTACCGCCTTTAGCAAATTGGTCCTCAAGTGAAACTCTTGGTTCATTCTCATCAGGAGAATCATAACCCATTGCCCAAGCATATTGGTCTTGGCTAATGATACCAGCCTTATATAATAAATCCAGGTTTTGGATTTTATACTGAAGACCTTGTTGAACCTTAACTTCATCAGAGATAGTTGAAGTTCCCCATGATATCTTTATTCCCTTATTATCAAAGCCTGCCAGACGCAGTTCTAGAGAATAAAGAAAATCCAATACATAAGTTACAAGCATTTGGATATTTTTTAACTGGCTGATTAATTTAGACAGCATTATACCCGTTGCTCCCTCTCCCGTTGTTGAACTAACTCCAATAAGGTTTCCATTAACTCCCAAACCATTTGCAACTGATTGCTGATTCATGTTCCAGGGTTTCTCAATATTACCAAGCTCCTTGGTAGTTGAATTGAGTTTAAACTCATGGTCATCAATATAACCCGTTACTATTCCGTCCTTCATGCCATTACGAAGATTTCTTTTCAAATCCTTTAGTGTACGTTCAAGACGATTCTGGTAAGCTTGTAAGCTTTCATTAGGATTCTGGTCGGGTTTAGTCATCTTAGCTTCCAAGAATCCTACCATACCAACCATCTCCATTATGTGTTTGAAGTTAACCTTCATATCATGTTGACCTTTTAATGAATCCAATGCTGCCATAAAAGGAGGAATCCCATAAGGTTCATCGGTATCATTAAACATACCAGCATACACATAAGTTTCTGGGTTTAGTTTGATATAATCTTGGTGCTTAACAAAGTAATTCTTATTCCTCTGGTAAGGAGAATATACTCCATTGTTCTCCCTTTTGAAAACAATGTTCTCTGGTCTAAGGAATAAGACTGTATCTAAACCTTCTAGCCTATCATTGGGAACTCCTTCAACAGATATAGCTCCACTAACAAGGCATTGTACAATCATCTTATTAACTAGACCGTCTATACCAGCAGTATATCTGGACCATTTCTTTGTAGCTTCGGTAAGATGTTTTCTCATCTTATCTGCTTCGGCATCTGAGTTATTTGGGAATGTTACCGTATGACCAGTATTTGCCAACTTAAACATATCCTGCAAAGCAATGCCCATATCCGGATTTACCTTATATAAATCACGAATCAAAGGGATTACTTCAACACGAAAAGAAGGATCTACCATTACGGTCATCCCTTTCAGAGTACTGAGTAAAGAGTTATCTTCATCTACTGATACTCTACCAGGAGATATAGCAGCAGCTTTTGGCTTGCTTGGCTCCTTGTTTGATTCAGGAGGTGGGTCTTTCTTTCTACCCCAACTCCAATTAAAATTGAGCTTTTTCATTTCGGTTGTACTATTACGTTAGTTTTTCCTTTTCTTATGTGATTACAGATTGCTTTACCGAATATAGAGTCATCTGCATATACATCCCCCTCTAGGTCTACATCTACTGTAGAATTATTAGCTCTATGCTTACCCATTGCAACTGGCCTACCTAAACCATCATATATGAAGGTATATGCTTCTTGAACAAAGAAAGGGTCTTTAACAGTAATATTATCTTCTCGAATATCCTGTTCAAGTCCCTCTACAATAACAGAACGGTTCTTTTGTGTAGTTAACCATCCTGGAGATTTATCTACCTCAGGTCTAGATTTACCTTTCTTCTTAAGCATTTTCTGATAGTAATACAGTTTTGGATAGCCTTCAGTTTGAAGAGCAGAAGTTACTGCTAATCCAACATCGTTGGATTCTGGAGCAATAGTAGCAAAGTTAAATAAATGCCCTGTATCTCCAAGCAATCTTGCATACTTATCTACTGAAAGTCTACCTTTGAATACTGCTTGTTCTTCTCCCTGTTTGTCCATGCAAGTAAATGCAGAGTAGTCAGAAGACCTACCAGTTGAAACGTCAGCACCAATGAAATATTCCTTATCTGGTGCTGGTTCCAAGAATTGCCGATATTGACCATTAAACCTTTTCTTAATAACCGGATAATCACTAAGACAGTCTTCGATAGCTTTGATATCAGCTAAGTCGAAGACCGTATTTCCAGATGATAAGAAGTCACCATCGATTTCTTGTGCAGTTCTTTTTGTTCCAAGAGCAGAAGACATTTCATTGTACCAATTAATATCTCGTTCTGGGTGCATTTGCCAATACAATCGTAGTGGGTTAAATGGGTTTCCACCTGCAATAGCATCAACCCAAGTTGAGTGGTAGAAGTTACCAACTCCATAAGGAGTGGAATTGATGATAGCAGCTCCACCAGTGGAAAGAGTAGGAAAAGCGGCTGCCCAAATCTGGGCTGCCCATCTAACTACTGCTGCTTCATCAATTACCAGTAAGGATAGAGATTCTGAACGACCGGCTTCTGAAGACGTTGGGATAGATTCTATGAATGAGCCATTATCGAACTCTATCATTGATGCAGAACCATATTCTCCCGAACGACCATTTATAATCGGTGTCTGTAAATACCATGGCAGGTTTTTGTACATGAACTTAATCTTCTTAAGTACCTTCTTTGCTGTTGTGTCCTTGATTGAGATAATGTTAATCTTCTTGTTAGGATGATACATTGCCAACCATAGGCAGTACATAGATATAAGCTCCGTAATACCTGCCTGCCTGAACTTAAGCAGAATATTGAAACGTTCTTTTACGAAGTTATACAGAACCGATTTTTGATATGGGTAAAGTTCGAATCTTACCTTTCCCCTCATAGGGTGTATCACATAAGTGAAAAGGCTAAAGTAAAAAACATCATTACTAACTTTAGCAAGTGTTGCTAGTTCTTCCCTTGTGAGAGCAGATGTGTTAGTTTCTATGTTAATCTTCTTTGCCATAATCAAAAGTTATATGTTACTGAAAACTCTAAGTCAGCTTTTATTCCCGAAAAGAACTTCGGATAATGAAAAGCATTTATACCGAGTTTATAATTGAAATTAGTAGTCTTGATTGAAAGGCCTGTCCCTATGTCTAACATTTGATTAAAGACCCTATATTTACCATAAACGTATGGACTTAGAGTTAGTTTTCTAATTCTTTTTTGAGTTAATTGACCTTCATACCAATTGTACTTATACTTACCTAAGTCCATGTTAAACATTCTCGTTGAATAGGAGTTTGTTTCTTTGTTGAATAAACTTAGATTCAATTGGTTTTTATCCAAGGTAAATTGGACCAAAGAATCTTCTCTACTAATTCTATTCGAAATAACCGCTGTTGAATCAGAAGCCTGGGGTTTAGTCGAATTGCTACTGTTTCGATAGAAGTCGTAGAGAAGAATTCTCTGGGGCTGAACCAATTGTGTATATGGTGATTGGGGCTTGAAGTTCTCTTTCAATTTGATTGTATCAGGAATGCCAATGACCGATGAATCAGGAAGTTGTCTGATATATGAATTCAGTTTGTAATTCCTGAAGCAAAGGTAAATAGTAAATCCTAGAAGCAAAAGGAACACAAAGTTCTTCCACTTGTTTTTATCTGTTTTCATCATCACGAAAAATTTAATTATTACTAACTATCGGTAATCGCTTAGCGATTACCTTTTATCGAACGTAGTGAGATAAATTTCCTATATCCTAAAACATATATTCAATATCTACTACAAACAATAGCTATATACGTATATAAAAATATAGATATATATACGTAGTATATTATATATCTATATTTTTCAAAGGGCAGTTTGGAGTAATATATACTTTAGTATATATTAACATGAAAGTGTACCTAGACATTTTTGATACATTTCTTAAACCAAAGCCCTACTTCGTATACCGAACCTTTGGCAATTGTATACCTTGCCTTGTTTAACCAATAAAGGTAATTTTCTTGGTCAATGTAAATCTTAAACTGTTTTGGAAATCCCATGATTGCCTTGAAATCATTAATCCCAAGAGGATACCCATCAGGTCTAAATTGCCTATCTGCAGGTCTTAAAGTTAGAGGTGGTTTATCTAATTCTAATCGATATACTCCCGGGAGAGTACTCATCTTTGCAGTTTTAATGGGCCATTTCTTCTCGTTCTTGAAAGCACTATTCCATAATACTTGAATCTTCTCAACAGTCAGATTCTTCTTTTCCGGAAGCTTTCGATAGTCATACATTGCAAGGGTCTTTTCTATCGGGATGTTATAATTACTCCCGTAAGGAGATACAAAGAGCAAGTCTCTAGTAAGTTTTGGAGTTTTTACTTGGAATACTTCATTAAAAGCATTCAAGTATTTCTTACCGGTTTTCTTATGCACTCCAATGATGATTAAACGTTTCCTTGATACTTGGGAGTTCCCATAATCAGAAACGGACCTTTCGTGAAAAATAAGTTTATAGTCCTTAAAGGCTTCCTGGAGGTATTTATTGGGTAAGAGAGATAGCAAACGGGGCAAGTTTTCAATAAGAAAAATCTTAGGTTTGTAATAATTGATTCCCTCTATTACTAGATTTAAACTTCGGTTATCTTTGGGTTTACCCAATTCTTTAACTTTTGAAAGCCTCATAATAGACGATGCGCCGCAATCCGGGCTTGATATTATTATATCTACTTTCTCATCAAACTCTTGTAAACAATATCCTTTGTAGAACGGTACATCCTTAAAATTAGCCTTCCATTGCTCTTCTCCAGGAGTATGGAATACTCCTCGAGGTTCTATATTCCCTAATAGGCGCTTCCTAAAAGGGAAGAGCAGACCGCCCTGGCCTGCACTTATCCCTAATACATTCATTTCTTGTAGCTTCTAAGTTTTACATACTTAACCCAGGAATAATGTTTACGTTTTCTGATATACTCCAAGTCATGGTCATTATTATGGGCTTCTTCTTCGAAGCTTACATCATGATATCTTTCGCTTTGTTTGTTCCACTTAGCAAAGAACATGATGATTAAGTACTCGATTGCATACCATAAGTAGTAGAATATCCACAACATCTCTTGCATTTGTTTGAGATGAATGTGCTCATGGTTGTAATCATAAGTATCAAACTTAGCACCTTTTCTCACAAAGACAATTCCGAATAGGTTCATTGCCTTGTATCCCTTGAAAGGGATGAATTTGTTGTAAATTACCTTCATTATATCTTGTTTTTAAAGTTTTCGTAAGCGTTTTTTAACTTCTGGTCATAGGCATTTTCAGCATAACCAGGACCATTATACTTCCGAGCAAAGCCTGCCCAGTCATGTTCTTTCAGATTTTTCAAGCAACTGGTATTATTCATGTAGTAATACATGAGTTTTAACTGACTTTCATGAGATTCCTGCATCTTTTTCACGAATTCGAAGACGTCTTTACAGCCACAATAGAGGTGATTGAAGCCCATAATCTGAAACATTCCCCAAGAAGCTGACTTCAAAGCACATTCTTCGTCGATTTTCTTGGCAATTTCGAGTCTTTTGTACTCACTTGCTCCTCCTAAGTACTTCGATTTATCCCATTTTGGGAAACAAATCGTAGGGTAACTCTTTTGAGCAGCTACTGACTTGTCTAAACCGAACTTATTTTTGATTTCTTTGTACATAATGTGACCTTCAAACAGAATTTGAGGTCTACCATCTACTAGAAATCCATCTCTACCTGCTCCTTCAACCAGTTGTACTGCCTTTAAAAGAGCTGGCTCCAGTCCTAAATCATTGGCCAGAGCTACAATCATTTCATTAGTTAACTTATCCATAACGTTATATTTTAAAGTTCATTAAAGAAAAGAAAGTATTGCGTATACCTTATCTGGATGATAGTTAGGAGTTCTATTATCTTATATAAAAATTTATAATAATATGGAAGAGAAACTCACATGTCACCTATGTAATTCACCATTAGATTTGGATGATTACGATTTAGCCAAAACAGTACCTCAGTTAATGAAGGAAAAACAACTTTGTTTTCAATGTGCTTTTTGGCATAGAATTATTGAATCGGATAAAACTCTGATAGAGGATTCTAATTACGAAATGATTCCCTTGGTTACACCTTATTTTCAGCATTATTCTATTCACTTAAATAAGATTTGGTTAGAAGTCGCTACCTTTAGAAGAGAGTCATTAGGTTCAACCAAGAAATATATTGCTGCAATGGTAAATAATAAATTGTATATAGGTTCATATAATAATTGGGGATTCCAGGGAATAATTCCGGCACACTTAAGAGAACTTTTTACTCCAAATGGTATAATCCTAACTCCAGAACAACTAGATGACTTACTTAACCGGAAATCCTTTACCGCAGCAGATTTAAAAATTCTTATTGATAATTGCATTAAATCAGATTAATTTTGTATATTTGCATAAACAATTTAATAATAAAGATATGAAAAAGAACAAAGAAACCAAAAAGCTAAAGGAGGGTGAAGAAGTCATTTTCTCTGACGGCAAAACTCTTATGGAGAAAGTAATCGTAGAATCCATAGATAAGAAAGGTGGGTTTGCAGTACTGAGTAACAAAGTAAAGGTATCAAGAACCCTGGGACCCGATGGATTCTATACAAGGTTAGATGGTAAATCAAGTATAATATTACCTCTAACAGATAAATCTGAATTGGATTACCAAGCCTTCAAATCTTATTTCTCTATTAAGAGAAACCTGGAATTTATCGAAGCCAAGATAAAAGATATGAAGGACAAAGAGTTCAGCGAACTAATTGTAGAGTTAGATAAGAAGATATCCAAAATCGTAAATAAGTACTTTGAACAATGATAACCTGGATAATCTTAGGCATTATATATGCCGTATGCTCTATACCTGCATGGTTTATGACCAGAGTAATTACCTCATCCCACCCAATGAAAAGGGTGGGGTTCTTTTTCCTAACTATCTGGTTAATCATGCCTCTATTTCCGATATATTTACTAATCACATATTTTAATAACTATGAACAGAGAAATAACGACGAAGAAGGTAGGTAGGCAAAAGAAGCTTACCAACCCATGTCCAGTAATTAAGGGAGAAGTACAGATAATGGTAGGAAGTCCAAAGTGTATTACCTGCCAATGGTTTGAAAGAAAATTAGAGAAGGATGGAAAAGCCTACGTACACTGCAATCGATTATAATTCCAAAGAGAATAAGGTAATCGAAGAAAGGATAAGAAATTACTATCTTCCAGTAAAGAATACATTTGAAGCAGTCCTATATGGAAGGCTTAATATACCCGATTCTCCAAGAGGATTATGTATTGACCTAATTGATGTAAGCAGAACTATCAGTAGAGAATTTGCATTAGTCGAAGAAGTTTTCCTATGGAGACATGTAATTAAACCATGGTTCACCCCACAAAGGTTTAATATCGAGATAGTATACTTTGGTTATTATAACCCTACCATCATAAAATTGCAAGGAGAAGGATTAAGAATTGAAGGTAGGATATGGTATAGAATGCCATTAGAAAACCTAGAAGGACATGAATACCTTCTAGGAACAGCATTCTGGTTTCCTATATCTAAGGAACATAATGATAACCGTATTAAAATACTAGAGTGTGCCTTAGAGGATTTAGAGAGAATTAAAAGAGAGGGAGAACCAGAGCTCCCTCCTCTTACCTTTGAAGATGAACCTATAATGTATTGAGTATGGAAGATTTAGCAAAGCTTACCAAAGAGGAAGAGGAAATCCTTATGCTTACCGAAGAGATTTGGAATAGGTTTTTGGCATTACCTATCAATCATCCGATGGAGGCAAATGAGATAGCGATGAAGATACATGATATCCAGAGGATGATTATATCTAGGCCTGGATTTAGGATGAACCAAGAAATGTTTAGGCAATATGGTAAAGGTTGATACAGTATATGAGGATGAATTTAAGAGAATCCTAAGGTGTTCTGAAGGCAATAGGATTTGGTATCAGTTATGGATTACTGATTTGGATATGGATTGTATTGAAAGATACTTTAAAGGTTATAATGAAGTTAAGAGATGGTGGTTACCTAATCTTCAAATGTGGTATGTTTTCTTTTATCGAAAGAATGGTGGTAAGATTAAGGGAGTATTAGGTAGGGAAAGGACCAATAACTTATTACATAGTATTTTATGATAAGTTGCCAGGGATATTAGGTCTCTGGCTTCTTTGTGTGGTTTGTGGGATGTCTAGGTACCCCTTAATACGAGGAGCGATTTTTGTGTGGTAGTAAATGGGGGGAACGGTTACGTTAAATTTAACATTCAAAAATAAAAAGTAAGGGACAAACATTTTTATTTGTCCCTTTCAATTTTAAATTAATTCAATCAAAGTAACACATGTATCTTTGTTTTGCAAAACAAATAATTCGCTACTATCGTCTTTTCTTGAATAGATATTATAATAATCTGATTCAATTATTTTTTTGTGTCCGTCTTGCAAAAGCATTTTATCTAATGTTTCAAACGTTTCATTTAAACGCTTTTCTGTTTCTTCTTCGTCTTGCAAAGATTCGCTTTGCATATCTAAAACGGAAATATTTATCTTTCCGTCACTCTTAGAAATCGAATGATTTAAAAATTTCTTTAATAGTTCTTTGTTCATATCTTTAAAATTTTAAAAAGGGAAAGATTTAATCTTTCCCTTTGCAGTTAGTTACTTGAAATTCTTAACAATATTCAAACCTTTTGTAAGAACTTCTTTTTTTGTGTCCTTTGTATTTTCGCTTGCAATACTTGCAAATGAAAAATCATGAATTTTATAAACTTGCTTATAAAAATCGTTGAAAGCTGAAACAAGTGTTTTTAATTCATTTTGTTTCTTTTCTTCTTTTGCTTTGCAAATCGAGTCAAGCAAAGAAAAAGTTGTATTTCTTAACTTTTTTCGATATGCTTTTTTTTGCTTTTCGTTCAATTCAGCAAACAGAGATTCAACGTAAATTTCTGTTTTCTTTCCTAAAGAAGTTTTTAAAAGTCCGTTAGTTTTTTCATTAAGACTTTTAAAAATACTATCAACTGATAATTTAATAGTGCTATTTGCTTTTGCTTGTGCTTTTGCTTTATTTGCACTAACTTTGTTTACTTTGTTGTTAGCAACTTCTTTTTCTACTACTACATTTTTTAATTCTTCCATAATAAAATACATTTAGTTTTTAAGTTTATTTTATTATATCCTTTTCTCTATAAAACTAAATGATTTATAAGAAAAAGAGAAAAGGAATAAATTAATTTTATATTGTTTCAATATGTCAAATATCGCTTTTTGATTACATTACAAAGATACGATTTATATTTTAATTAGCAAAATTTTCAGAGAATTTTCTTTTTAAAAATTGTTAATCAAAATTTTAAATATCTCTTTGCTTTTTCAACACTACAAAGATAAAAAATATCTTTGAATCTACAAAATATTTTCAAAAAAATTTTCGAGAAATTTTTAAAGAATTATTTTTAATAATTTCGTGTAAAATTTGTGCAAGTAGGTTTTAGGGGTTTGAATGGTGGGCATGGTTGTGGGTAGGTAATATGGGTATATTGATGGATATAGGGAAGGAGTTGGTATAGGTACCACTTTAGAAATTTGGAGGCCCCATACAGTCCGGTAGTTATTATCTGTATATTATCATACATAAAGGCCATTAGGTGACTAGCAGGCTTTTATACCAATGCCATGGGCCATCCATGGAGTCTATAGAGTACTATGGCCTATGGGTCTGTAGTTAGGCCTATGGTAAGCCTTAGCAAGTCCAATGATGGCCTAGAGTTAGGTTACATAAGAAAAGCCCAGTACCTTAGATAGGCATGGGCTTATAGGGTGTAACATAGTTAGCGATTAGCAGGAATAAATGTCGGTGATGATAAATGTATTGTTAACGTAGTTTACGATTGGTTCGCATTGGTCATTGTTCTCTGAGAAGACATTGTATAAGGCAGCCTGGATATATTCGATGTCGGCATCGGAATAGGTAGTGCCTGTAGTGAAGACCCAGGTATGAGTACCTTTATAATCGGTAACCGTAGAAGTAATCGAAGCAAGATATAACCGGTATACCTTAATAGAAGTCTTTTGAATGGCTTCTAGGATAGGAATGATATATTCTTGGTAACCTTCTGGGTCATCGATAATGGAATTGTCATGGCCAGTAGAGATAACTACCATGTTAGAGGCCATAATGATTACCCCGTTATGGGTAATGGGTTGGTGATTACGATTGAGGATTTGGTTTGCATTAAATTGTACTGTTTTCATATCTATATATTTTTAATTGTTTATAGTGCAAATATAATGCTTTTTATTTAAATATGCAAATCCTACTGAGGCCCCTAATGGATAATGTCTTAAGGCTACTTAACTTATTAATAATCAAACAGTTACATAAAACATATACCTTCTAGCAATCTAAAATTTCTTTTTAACTAACTACAAGGGCCATTAATAACATACTTACTAGTTTTAGGTACCTTGAATGGCCTAAAATTTTATATAATCCTATTGCCTTGGAGGCCTAAAATTGCCTTAAATTTATTAAATCCTGGGGCCCCAATCCGACAAAATAGGTACCTAAATCCTACAAATCCGATTGCCTTTTTTATATACTTATTATATATAATAAGCGGCCATTAGGGGTCTAGGATTAAGGGGATTTAGGTACCCATATGGGCCTTAGTTGTGGGCCTTTTAGGCAATGGGTCATAATGACCAAAGGCTGTGAGACATATGTGTTAGATAGCTATAGAGTAGTGGTGTTGTATAGTGATAGGGGGGCTAGGCCTAGAAGTTTGCCTTAATCCCAACACCCCCGGAAGGCCTTCAATATTGTATTAGTTATATGTATATTGATTATATGATATTAGGATTAAGATGTATCTTAGGTATGTATGTAACATAGTTAGGCCCAGTATGATTTTGTTTTATACTGGGCTTTAGTATTTATTTTGATATTTGTTTGGGGTTAGTAGTTTGATATTCTTAGGATTAAGGTCTCTAATAGGATTAATAGGATTATCTGTAGGCCTTGTAGGATTAAGTATATGTATTTTTGTTTGTTGGTGGGGTTTGGTATTTGATGGTATATCTTATCCCTGTAGGTTAATGATAACCAGGTATATAGGATTACTGGGATTAGTAGTAGGGTTTTCATTTCCTTTTCTGTTTTAATTTGTTTTGGGTACGTAGGTGCTTGTTGAAGATTGCACCTGAGTCTGTGTAGTAATGGGGGTTTGGTTTACCTGGAGTAGGAAAGTGTTCATTCCATTTATCCTGGTGAGGTATGTATACTTGGTTCTTGGATTTCTTTTTCATAGGTCTAATATTGCGGTTTTGAATCCTATTGATGTTAGTTCTTGGGTTTGGATATGTACGATTTCGAAGTATTCCTTGATACCTTGTAGAGAATAGAATTGTAATACTCCTCCGTCTCCATATTCAGCATTTACCTGGTTTATGATTTCTTGATAAGCCTTGTCTTGGTTATCTTCAAGTGAATGGTAGATGTCTTGGACTTGGCCCTCTTCTACGATTACTAAGGTTGTGATTTTAGTTTCATTTTCCGTAATGTTTTAGTTCTTGGTTATACTCTGGGTATTTTTTCTCGTAGTAGTCATAGAGATATGGGTATTCGTCATCTCCTGACCAGCAATCAAGGAAGTAATCATATTGGTCCTCGGTTGCCTGTGATGGGTGTATTCCCAATGTATACTTGCAGTAGTGTTCCCATACTGTTTTAGGTTGAAATTTATTAGTAGGGAAAGCCATGACTACTAGAGCCATGGCAATTGATGTTAGGATTATAAGTTTAGTTCTCATTTGATAAGGGATTTGAAAAAGTTGATAGTATTTTCAGTGAAAGTGTAAAGAGTTTCTGGTTTTTCGAGAAAGTTAAGGTAATATTCGATTTCCTCGGCATGTTCTTCCTCGTTGAAATTATCCTTGTAGTATTGGAATTTTTCCATGATAAGTGGTTTGTATTTTTCCTGTTCAAGGATAAGAGTTGCACCGTAGAGTACCATGTCTACTTCGTCTACGTTATAATCGAAGTATTGGTCATCGCAGCCTCTGAGCAAATCCATTTGATTGAGGATTTCCATTAGGTCAAGTTCCAGGGATTCCTTATCGGCATAGGTATATACCCAGAGCATTTCGAGTGAATAATCCGATATCTCCTCGTAATGTGGGTCATCCTCGGCAATTTCGAAGTCATATGTATTTTGAGCATGTGACATAGGCATTTGACCTTGGATGGAGATAATGTGATAAGGGTTTTGAGCAAGGATTGAAGCAAGGATTGAAGTAGATTTTAATGTTGTCATGATGTTATAAGTTTTATTGGTTAATGTTAATTGTTAGCGATTTGATTGTTGAATGTTGTTTGGTCATCGGCATCAGGCCAACCCATGGATTCCTCCATGTATTCGGTAGTATAATCGATAATGGTTGCAGCATCGTCTTTGTTAATTGTAGCAACCTCGGCTTCGATTTCCCGTTGGATTTGGTCGTAATGATAAGCAAATGACCTCCGTATGCGTGCAGCAATTCCTGGGTATTTTTTAAATAATTCGATTAATTTACTTTCTTCATTCATAACGTCTATTTTTAAATGTTTATGCAAATATAAGAATAATATTTTAAATATGCAATAACCCCAATTACTTACTGGAGCCTTATAAGGTCAACTATTTCGATGGAAGAGTATGGCATACCTATAAGTTCTGAGATTATCCTTTTAGTATGATATACATGAAGGTGGTTAGGATTTAGTTTTACCCTTGGGAATATTAGATATGGCCTTAGTTCCTCAGTTCTATAGGTTATGATTAATTCCTCGCAGAACTTTTCGTTTTGGCAATCGAAGGATACTAAAAATTTGGACTGTTCTAGCATATTATTAATATTAAGCAATGAGTATTCTCATAAGTTAAAGGTTCTTCGCTAGTAGGATGGGAGGATGCACCCATTATTAGGATAATTCCTCCCATGACTAAGATAAGTATAATATTAGGCTTCATGTAATTCCCAATAGGTCATCCATAGGTCTTCTACTAAGTCTTCGACTGTATCCTCCCAGGAATCGTATCCATCGAGGTTGTATTCGGCAATGAAGGTAAAGAATGTATCTCCAAATAATAATCGTAAGACTTTGTCTGTTAGGGTTTCGTCTTCGTCATATAGTTTGTTCTCTTCCTCATTGGAAAGTTCTGTATCTCCATTTAGGATAACCGAGATTTGTTGCAGTCTGAGTAAATACCCATTAAGAGTATCAAGGTCCTCTTTAGACCTTGTCTCTTGGAATTTAAGATAAGTCTTTGATGGTGTCATAGTTAGTCCTCCTCTGATTTAATTTGTTGATTCAAGGGTATGTATGGTTCAGCAGGTAATTCTTCAGCAAGTACTGATATGAATCCTTCCGGGTATAAGGTATATAAGATTCGATATCCATAATCTGAATGTGGCAAGAATACATCCATGATGTTTTTGAGTAATGGGTATAGCTTCCATTGGTTATCCTCTAGGAATCGTTTCCATTCATCCATTTCGCTAGCATCATAGTTAGCAGTTAATTGAATGTGATAACGTTGTGTTTCCGTATCGATTGGGATAAATAGGTTGGTGACTACCTCAATTTCGTTTGAAGGCTTTTTGTATTGAGTAATTGGATACCAGATACCTTCGTTTTTCCATTGATTGAGCTGGAATATTGTCATCCCAGATTCAAGTAAGTTGGTGAGTTTGTAAAGATTAACCATGTTGTTGTCTATTTTAAAATGAATAAATATATTTTTATTTCTCACTACAAAGATAAGAATAATAAATAATATATGCAAATATAACTGAGGTAGAGGCAGGCTCTTAGTTAGGTTAGAGTCCTGCCTCTGGGATAGATATGAAAACAACTGGTTAATCGTCGTTAAGGGAACCCTCATTTAAAGTTTCATTAAGTACCTCATTAAGGAGTTCTGCACGTTGTTCTTTTGATAGGCCATCCAGTGTTCCTTTGATTCTCTCCTTTAATGCCTTTTTAAGAGTATTTTGGTACTGATTGATAAAGGTAATTGAAGAGATTGGTACTGGTATGAGTACTCTCATTTGTGTAGTATGATTACATGTATTTAGTAATTCTGATAACTCCTTACGGTTATCTAAAGAGTGTTGAATGACCATAGCAATTACATCTGGTTGTTGAACATCGGTACATCCAGAAGCATAGCGTACGATTCTATCAAATGTTGACTCGGTAATGTCAAAGGGCATTCCGTTTAAAAATGGTTCCCTGAAGTCAGGGTCCATTGTTTCTGTTTCTAAAATAGCTCTGATTTTCATAATTCTACTTCTCCTATTCCGTTAGCAAGTAAATAATCGTAGTACAAATGTACGTTAGTATCTCCGTAAGTCCTAATATAGGATTCAGCATCCTCTGGGTCTGCTGAGACCCAGGGATATTCTTGTATCTGTGCCTTATGTAACTGTAAGGCCAGAGATTTTAATTCTTCTTCGTTCATGATATTCTGAAGTTAAGTTGGTAAATCCAATGATTTTTATCCAGTTTGGTGAACGATATAAAGATACCGTCACCATCGGTAAAGTTTTGCATGAATCGTATGCAGCCATCGGCAATGATGTTTTCTCTTGGTCGGTCTACTGTAACCAGGCTTTCAAATGTAAATGTATAATAGCAAGTTTCGTATACCCAGATTTGATTGATATCAATGCAGGCAAGTTGATAGTTATCGTATAACTTACTAAGTAACTCGTATAAGTTAGCCTTTAGGTTTTCCTTTTCTCCATTACAGAGGGAGAAAGTGTTTTTGTTAGTAAGGAATCTTTTAAGTACCTCTTCTAAGTTCTGGATAGAGGATTTAGATGTTGTTGTTTTCATATTTTTATTATTTAATTATTACACTACAAATATAAGCATTTTATTTTAAATATTACTTTATTCATGCAATTATTTTTAAATAGCTGAGGTTCTACATACAAGAAAAGGCAGTTGGTTAGACTGCCTTTGATTCATTGTTTAGTTATTAATCCCGAGGATAAGGTTTCTTCTTTTTGAAAGGTTTTACTTCCCGGGTAACTTCTTGTTTATAGAAAGCATCAATGTTTGAATGAAGCATTTCTATTGTCTCCGGGGTTATTGTATCCTTTGAACTGTATAGAGTTTCGTAGATACTTTCCCATAGTTCATTTACCAGATGCTTTCTAATGTCTTCTTTGACATCAGATTCTGGTTCAAACTTGATAGCAACTGTAACATGGTCAATGTGATCTCCTTCTAATAGAAGACCTTTGAATCTGGATAGGTCATCAGGAGCATTTAGGTTATCGTTCAGGAACCTTTCTATGCACATATCGCCTCGCATTAATTGTGAGGCATGTTCTGCTGAGATAGGGAATTCCTCTATGCCGAACATAGAGTTTTCATTGTCTTCTGAGGTAAATACGATTTTTAGCATTATATTTTTGTTTTTAAACGGTTAATGACTTCTTTGTAGAATTGATTTATGAACTCGGGTTCAGGAGTTGAAGAACCTGGGTTAAGTTGTCTCCAATGGAATCTTACACTGTTTTTAATCTCAAGAGCAAGATTATTAGCAGCTAAATCAAAGGCATCGTTGTATTGAACAATCTGTAAGAGATTACTTACGCATTTGCTAGCATCTCCCAAAGGTATAGATTGTTCAATCATTTCGAACCCATCTTCGTAAATCTCTACTGTATCAATGTAAATGTCATCTATATGGTTAAGAGCATTGATTAGGTCTACCGTATTAACGGTATCATCATCGTCCAGTTCATTGGTAATTCTGAAGGCTTGGGTGAAAGCATCTAGGATTCCCTGCATATCGGGGTCCTGTTCCTTAAGTGGAATACGTCTAATGATTCCAACTTGTTCGAAGGTTAAGTAATACTTGGTTTGCATGGTTATAAAATTTTAATAGTTTATTAATTCATTACAAATATAAGAAATATATTTATATCTGCAAAAGAATTAATAAACTATTTAATAATTACTGAGGTAGAGCCCGGAATCTGTTTAAGTCCCAATCGTACTTTCTGTCTCCCTTATTAGTAAATACCCAAAGGTAATGGTCTTTATATTCCTTTGATATGGTATTATACTTAGAGGTCTGAATGATGATACGATTTGGTTCGTATTCAAGTAATTCTGCATGTACTGTAGATACATGATGACTTTCAAGATTAAGTTTATCCTTGAAGTCTTTAAGGAACTCATCCCGGTTTACACCATAGTTATCTCCCACGAATTTAATGTAATCGTCCTCTACCTGTTCTAACATGGTAGATACCTTGAATCTAAACTTGTTCATCTTTGTTATTTTTAAGGGTTCGTAATTTCTCTTTGAGTTCTTCAGCACATCTTTCAATGATATTACTTACTACTACCAAGCAATCTTCATCTGCAAATGACATAATGATATCCATACATTCATCAAAGTAATTTCCGATTGATTGAGGATTATTCCAAAGTACATCCCAGTTCTTGCAATAATTAAACCGGATAATATCTACGTATTCATTTACTGATACCTTACTATCTGGTAAATATGGATATACCTTTGAATACATAGATTTAAAATTATCCTCAATCTCCTCATTCAATCTAAACTCTTTTGGTAGAGCCTCATAGTAAGACATATCTGGAATGTAGAATTGGTAAGCAAATTCCTTATCTGTCTGTGCCTCAATTCCCGGGTATGAATTAGCAAATAATACTGGTATTTTATAGAGCAATAAGTCTGGTACTCTATCATATACCTTGTAATGGTCTTGGTATTCTTTGTACGCATTAACATATACCCGGTCATCGTATATATGAAGTTCATTGAGTATCGTTTGAACTCTTGAATGAAAGTCTTCTAACTCGAAGTGCATAGCAATGTTAAAGGTATCTTCCATACCCTCTAACTTTTGTAGAGTAATAAGTCTGCGGCTTTTGATTACTCTGATTTTCTTTTTCTTTCTGAATAAGTTGAACATGTGTTAAAATGTAAAGTTAATATATACGTCCTGAGAACCTTTCATGAATTTCTCATGGTTGGTATCATCGAATTTAAAGCAAGAATATTTGCCTAATGAGCGTTCATATTCTCCTCTTACCCATACTGGTGCAGTAGTAGTGGGTTTAAGTTTAAAGTAAGTACCTTGATTGATGTTCTTAATCTTGGTCTTTTTACATTCGGGGTCTAATGTTTCCATATATTTGTCTATTTTTAAAATTGATATGCAAATATAATACTTTTAAATTTAATATGCAAATCCGTATATACACAACTGAGGCCACCATTAATAGGTAGCCTCTAAGTTATTTTCTTTTGTTTAGGAATGATGCAGCAAGGGATGTATCTTCTTCTGCTTCTAGTATTTCATCATCCTCTAAGTACCTATCCATCTCTGGGTCATAAGAATCGGTATCAATCCTCATTTCAATCTCCCTACGCAATTCATGGTGTTCTTTAGAGGATATTTCCATAGCAGCCTTATAGTTATCTGTGATTTGATTGAGTTCTTTCTTATTAAGATTAAGGCCCTCCTTGGACGTATCTACTCCCTCTTGCTTAGTTGCAACTACTTCAGGCAATGAATTGATATCGTATTTGTCCTCTAAGAGTTTTGCTTCTTCAGTTTTAGTAAGTACCTTTTGAGATTCTAATACGATAGTTCTTGCTTCCTCTATCGAGATAGTATTCTCAGCATTGAGATTATTCTGTTGATTGAACTGATTGAAGATATTAGTTGTATTGCCTCCAGTAAGATTACGAATGATTGATTGTAATGATGTAGAAGATTCCAACTTAAGCTTCAATGTCTTATTAACCTCGGACGAAATGAAAGGAGTATATTTACCTCCTTGGGAATCTCTTAAGATTTGCAACTGGTGAGATATCTCCATTCTATCCTCTAATGCCCATGCTAGTTGTTCTCCCAATAACGCGTTAAGTAATTCTTCCTGTTTATCTTTATCCCATATTCTAGAAGACAATAGTCTGTCTCTCATGAATACTCGTACATATTCTATATCAATCCCTAATCTATTAGAGAATGAATTGATATCATAGGTTACTCCACACAAAACACCATTACCCATTAACCACTGATTAATAAGGTAATTCTGTACCTTAATCAATGCTTCCTCTTCATGTGTCTTCTGGTATTCTAAAGCCATTGCAGTAGTACCCATAGGACGAGGGAATCTTGTTATCTTATCTTCTTTTGCCATATAAATAAGCCTTTCTTATATCTTTAGATTCATCATATCCTACTAGCTCTAACTTATAACATACATAGCAATTAATACTAAGGTTATAGAAATAGGCCTTATAGGTTTTCCTTTTC